TACCTGAGCTTCGCGCTGCTCTTCTTGCCGCCGTTGGTTTTTACCTTGGCGGTTCTTCCATTGCGAGAGGTAAATAAAAATGAACGAAAGTCAAATGTTTGATTTACTTCTCTTAGCTATTGGTATTGTTGCCGCTATGGTGGGAGCTGTTTTATATCGTGTCTGGGCAATTCCAGCCATGCAGCAAAAAATTGAAGTAATGGATAAAGAGCAAATGAAAGCTCGTGAACATATTCATGATATTCGAAATACTCTGCATCAACATGATACAAGGATTACAATTCTTGAGGAAACAAAGCAAGAAACCACCCCGTGAAAATCAACTACCAAGACTAAGATTAGCTTCTATTAAACTAGAAAAAAGAAAAAGATATTCTTTTAAAACAGAAAATAAATAAACCACACTTTACTAAGGATATATAGTTATGTACAAGAACAAAAAGAAAATGGTTATGAAGCCGATGGCCAAAAAGAAAAAGACTAAGACTTCAAGTAAGCCAAAGTCTACGTATAAGAAAATGCCTGCTTCTCGTCGGAGTGGATACTGATGGCTCGCCGCAAGGCTAAAAGCGGCAAAAAGAAAAAGCCTTTGGATGACTGTGCAAAACTTGCTAAGCGTCGTTATAAAAAATGGCCCTCTGCCTATGCTAGCGGCCATGCAGTTCAATGCCGCAAAGCTGGAGGAGTCGCTGCGTTTACTAAAAAGAAAAGGAAGAAGTAATGGTTAAAAAGAAAAAAGAAAAATTTACTCCTCATATGATGTACTCTAAAGATGGTAAGGGAGTAAAGGCCAATACTTTTAAGAAACATCTTGAGCTTAAGGGTAAAGGATACGGACATAAGAAACCGGCAACTAAAAGGAAAAAGTAATGGCTCGAAAAAAGAAGTCTAATTTTTCCCTAGAAAAGAAAAAAGGTTTACATGGTTGGTTTTCTCGTAACAAGGGCAAGGGATGGGTAGACTGCAAAACAGGTAAGCCTTGTGGACGCAAGTCCGCTAAGGGAAAAAGCAAACGAGGATATCCTGCTTGTCGGCCTACAATGTCTCAATGCACTTCTGCCGCAAAAAAGAAAAAAGGACCTAAGCGTATTTCTTGGCAGGGGAAAGCTAAGAAAAAGAAAGGGAAAAAGTAATGCCTAAACGAGATCCCAGACTAGAAAGAGCAGGAGTCTCTGGCTATAATAAACCTAAGCGAACTCCTAGCCATCCTAAAAAATCTCACGTTGTTGTTGCCAAGGAAGGCGACAAAATTAAAACCATTCGATTTGGCGAACAGGGAGCAAAGACAGCAGGCAAGCCAAAGGCTGGTGAGTCTGACCGAATGAAAAAGAAGCGAGCATCTTTTAAAGCTCGTCATCGAAAAAACATTAGAAAAGGTAAAATGTCTGCTGCCTATTGGGCCGATAAGGTTAAATGGTAAGGACATATTATGGAAAACAAACAAGTTACTGAACTTGAATCTGTTCTGTTTAATGCAGTTATTCAAGAACTAAAAACGGAGCCAACTGCTGGCTGGGCTCAGGTTGCTCGTGGTCTTCTTTCAGACTATCGACATAATGCCAATGATTTGCCTGGTCTTCAGGGAGAAGAAATTAAACAGATTCTAAAAGATTCTGCTCCGTTTAAAATTAACAAGACTGGTTAAGAGGGAAACCTCTTGCCAGTTTTTTCAAGGAGAACAACATGAACCCTCTTAATCGAGATCTGATTCCAGACAGCGTGCCAGATGAAATGGTTGAGGATTTTAGAAATCATCTTTATGCTACAATGAAATATTTGTTTGGGGTTGCTCCTACAGATATTCAGTATGCAATGGCTGAAGCTCTTCAGGAGTATGGCAAGGATCTACAACTTCAAGCTGGACGAGGTGCAGGCAAATCAGTTCTTACTTCAATCCTAGCATCATGGTTTTTGCTCCGTAATCCAGATATTACTATTATTGTTCTGTCTGCAACGGCACAAAAAGCTATTGAGTTTATTAGTATGACAAGAAAAATCTTAGATCTTGTTCCATATTGCAGCCACCTTAGCCCTTCCGAGGGAATGATTGATAATGCTTTTGCATTTAACTGTGGCTCACGAGAAAAGATCGGACAGGATGCTTCTGTATTTGCTCGGGGTATTACCAGTCAAATTACAGGTAGTCATGCTGATATTGTTATTAGTGATGATATTGAAATTGAAGGAAACTCTGATACGGAAACGCAAAGAGAACGATTACTTAGCAGGCTTCATGAGCTAGAGCAAATTAGAAATCCTGGTGGACGAGTTATTATGTTAGGAACTCCTCAGACTAGAGATTCTATTTATAATAAACTAGCAGAAAGCTATCCTCAAATTAAATTCCCGGCTCTTATTCCTGATAAAAATATTCCCTCTCAGTGTGAAAATGTTGCTGATTGGGTTATGGCCCTTCCTGGGGACTCAGGTACTTCTACTCAGCCGGAACGATTTTCTCAGGAATTACTAGAAGAGCGTAAAGCTAAGATTGGACCTACTAAATTTGATTTGCATTATAGGCTTGACTGCTCCTTAGCGGATGTAGATAAGTATCCACTAAGGCTTTCAGATCTTGTGGTGTTTGATGTAGACCCAGAAGTTTTTCCTGAAAGAGTTGTGTGGGCTAGTGCAGAGCCTTATAAGCATTTGCCTAGCTTTGGTATGTCTGGAGATAAACTATATAAACCTATGTATATTTCTCCAAGCTTTATTCCCTATACTCAAACAATTGTGTTTGTAGATCCCTCAGGTAGAGGCTCAGATGAAACAGCTGTATGCGTTGCATCTACGGTAAATGGATATGTTGTTATTCATGAACTGTTTGGGCTTGACGGGGGCTATGATGATAAGACGCTTGAAAAAATTGCAAAGAAAGCATTACAGTATAATGCCTCAGAGATTCGTATCGAATCAAACTTTGGTGATGGTACTGTTGCTGCGCTTATGCGCCCGATTGCAGCCCGCATTTGCGGACAAATTTCTATTGCTGATTATCGAGTACATGGAGCTAAAGAAGCTAGAATGATTAGTAATATTGAGCCAGTAATGGCAAGCCACCGTCTTGTATTTAACTCTAAATCAATTCGAGAAGAAACAACCCAAAAACAACTTACTCGACTCACTGATGCTAAGGGATCTCTTAAGCATGATGACCGAGTAGATGTTCTTTCAGCTGCCTGTGATTTTTGGAGGGATTGGCTTCAAGTTGATATTGAAGCTTTATCTGCAAAGAATGCAATAAAAGCAGAAGAAGACTATGTTAATATGTGGGTTGATGATACAAGAAGAGGTGACTTAATTCGTGAGGCTCGAGGAAATAGCGGCACATCAAGAATTACTACAATTTTTGGTGGCAGTGATTTAACCGGAACTCGCCCTAATTTTTTAAGGAGAGGTAGATGATTGTTGTTACAGGAACGGCTCCTCGATGCGGAACTTCTGCAATGATGAGAGAGCTTCTTAAGGAATACAAACCTCATAGTTATAGCGAAAAGTTTCCTTCTTATGCAGCCCCCGAAAAAAATCCAGAAGGGTTTTGGGACATTAAAAAAGAAGCTTTATTTACTGATGATCCTATTCCTACAGAAGAAGATTCTGTAATTAAATTATGGCATCCTCAGTTTAGTAGAATTAACAGTGATGATGTAAATTTAGTTATTGTTATGACTAGAAAAAATTTTTATGATCAAGTACAATCTATTAGATCTTGTGCTATTGCTGAAGGTCAAATAGAACCTTCGCCTAAACAAATTTCACAAATCTTTAAAAATCAACAGCAAGGACTTAGTTCTAGTTTTAGTGAAACCACCCAACTTAGGGTTAATATGGAAACGCTAAAAAAAGATCCTGAGTCTGTAATTTCTTATATTAAGGAGATCTTATAATGGCAGTAGCACTTAGCCTTGGCAGCCTTCTTATAGGAGGAATAGGATCTGTAGCAGGCGCTCAGGGTCAAGCAACCGGAGCAAGGGCTCAGTATGAGCAGCAAAGAATTAACCAGCAATGGTCTGAGTTTGAAAAACAATTATCTATATCCAATCAGCGTGGGGCAATGGGGCTTCAAGAATTTGATAGGCTTTTTGGAAATGCAATTCTTGAGGAAGAATCCCTTAAGCAAAAAGTTTTGGGTCAGCGTGCTTATCGTGAGCAGTCTCGATATAATACCCAACAGCTTATTAGGTCATCTCGTCAGGCTCAGGCTAAACAAAGAGGATCTTTGGGTAGTCGAGGTTTTTCTCGTGGTGGAAGCTCTGATGCAATTAAGCAACAAGCTGACAATGATCTATTAAATGATCTTGCTCGTATTCGTGTTAATGATGAATATCAGTTAGCTGCTTTTGAAAATCAACGAAATGAAGTTCTTAGAAAAAGAAATCTTCGCCCTACTAATCAACCTCCCACTTATATTCCAGCAACTCCCATTCAACCCCCAAATACTAGTGGACTAATAGCAGGTGCGCTTTTAGGGTCTGTTGCTCAAGGACTTGGTGGACTTGCAGGTGTTAAGGCAGCAGAACAAAAATAAAGGAGAATAATTATGCCACAACCAGATAATCGACGAGAACAAGGAGCTGTTACTCGAGGGTCACAGCAACAAGTTGCTCCTCGTGGACAGGCTTCTGCAAATATTTCTCCTATAACAGGAGGAGCGGTTTCGCCTGGACCTGATGTTCGTATTGGAGTTCAGGCTCAGATTGCAGATTCTGGAACAGCTTTGTATGAAGCTATTTCTGGAGTAAGCAGAGGAATTCAACAGGGCATTGAAAACTACGAAAAAATGTATCGCCTTCAGTCAGAAAAAGATTATGCTGAATTTGAAACTCAATATGTTCAAGAAAGCGAACGAGTTAAAAATGATCCTTCTAAGCTTAAAGGATGGATGGAGAGCCAAACTTATAAACCAAATCGAATTACTGCTAGGCGATACAATAGTCTAAAAGCAGATATTAATGGCAAGGCTTATGAAGATGAGCAAGAAGATCAGTGGCTCTCTCATCTTCGTAAAACATCTGAAATGACTTCTCAGCAAGCTTTAGAATATTATAATGATACTCTTGATAGATATGATCCTAGCGATTATGTTTACAAAGAAATAGAAAAAACAATTATTGGGCTTCAAGGAAAAGTAGCTGCTGATGCTCGAAAAACAAATATTGGTTTAGCAGAAGAAGATTTTTATTTAGATAACTATCGAATTATAGAATACTTGCATACAATTGGGTATGATGATTTAAGTGGTCCTGCAATGGAAAAGATTTTAACTGCTTCATCTCTTGGTTTAGTTACTATTAATAGTGGTGTAATCGTAGATCTTTCTGATAATAAGACGTACACTCCTAATGATCTTCTTCAAGAAGAGAATTTTTTAGATAGTCTAACTGCTAGAATTGGTGACAAGGCATCTGAGTTAGGAGCTGATTATGTAGGTGCTGCAATGAAAGCATCTAGATTACCCGCAAGTATTACTAGAAGTAGCACAGGGCCAGATAGTCCTATAGATCCATCTATAATTTATGCTGATGCTCGCGATGCTGTGGTAAAAAATAAGGCGGCAGATTTAAGAAGGCAAATAGGAAATTTACCTGCCACATCTGATGGGTCGCCAACTAATGACTTGGATAAGCTTGTAAATTATGTTTTAAGGGCAAATGAGGCTGATCCAACAGTTTTTAATCCCCAGGAACAACTTCGTCAAATTACTCTCCTTTTGGATACTATAACTGATGAAGCTTCTTTGACTGATGGTGAAGGTAATAGACCTTTACTTGATCGTTTAGGATATGATAAAGATTTTGATGTTTATTTAAAACAAATTGAAGGTACTCGTTTAGTGCTTGAGAAAAAACGAGAAGATCTTATTTTTAAAATGATAGATTCCTCAATGCTTCGTTATAAACAGGGTGTTGATATTGCCCTTAATGAACAACAGCTTAGGCAGATTTCTAGAGAAACAGCAATTGAACTTGGCTCGGCTCTTTCTCAAACAGGAAGAAAAGCAATATTTCATGTAATCGATGGAAAAGATGATTACAGATCTTTAACTTTAGAAGAAGTTAGAAATCTTCCTTCTAGCTCTATATTAGCTGGTGTAGAAATTGTAGACCCTACACTTTCTTCAGATGTTCCATTTTTAACTATTAATCGAGATTCTAGTTCTGGTTTTATATTTACTGGATCAGGATCAGATAAAATATCTATCGGTCTTAGAGATCAACTAGATAAAATTAAAAGAAGTACTGAAGAGATTTTCTTTTCGGAATCACTTCTAAATGGAACAAATCTTGCTACTCTAACTCAAAACCAGCAAAGAATAGGTTTTAATAAAATCGTTAAAGTAGATCCTTTTGCTGCTATAGGAGTTTTAGCTTCAACTAAAAGTCCTTATAGACTTCTTGATACCTCTAATGAAGAAGTATCAGAAATTCTTAAACAAGCAGTATCTCCTGAAAGTATTTCACAAATGAGTCAGAAGCAAAGGCAGCTTTTAAATGTTGTTGCTGCCAGTAATACTGAATTTGTTTCGATTATGGGCCAAGATAATCCAGAGATTGAGGCTTTATATCGCTACTCTGGATTAGCTCCAGAGGGTACTACTGACTGGTCTACCTGGGCTTTAGAAACGGCTAGGGCAATGTCAGACCCTAGAATTACCGAATATGCCTCAGCTGCTGAAACTTTAACTGGCCAGTTAATTCTAGAAGACGGAGAAGATACGGCCGATATTGTAGATATGGCTGACTTATCACAATCTACAGATCCTTTATCAGATAAACAAAATAAAGAAAGAAATCTACTAAGAGGACTTGATCGTAATTATTCTAACCATTATGTCGATCAGGAAAGTATTTTTATTGACTTAGTTTCAGATAATGATACTGTTCGTTTATCAGCTCAGGAGTTTGTAAGAGAGTATCTTAGAAAAGCTCCCAGTCTTTCTAACTTACTTAGAGAAGGATCAATTGATAGCATTATAGATGTTGGAAGTTTAATTAGCGATGGAAATATTCCTGTTAGTCATACTCCAAGAAATGCAAACGATCTTTATGGGCCTGAACAAAATTCTACGGCTGAAACTCAGGGTGGATTAGTCTTTTTAGATTGGTTTACTAAAAACAGAGGCGATAGAATTCAAGGCTTATTTAAAGCTGTGGGCATACAAGACGGAATTAATACTGTAGATCGATTAAAAGAAAATCCTGAAGCTATGGAAAAACTTACTACTCTTTTTGCAAGCATTAAATATATTCCTGTTCCAAGATCTAGTGTTGTTAGTGGTAGAGATAAATTTGGATTATATGAAGAATATGAATATCGTTTAGATATGAGTAATATTAATTTGGAAGACGAGACTTTCCAAAAAGAAATTCGAGAGTTAAATGATCGAAGGCTTACTATTACTCGTAGGTTTTATCGAACTAGATCTTCTGATTTTGAAAAACGCCGTTCTGGTACTCAGCTTTTACCTAATGATAACCCTCCTCCTCGTTCTCCTCCTGATTTTATTTTTGATCCTGACTTTGGTCCACCAAACTAAACTTTACTTACTTTAGTATGGCTTCTGAAAAGAACCCCAGCTGAAAGGAACTATATGTCTATTTATGCCAATCGAATGACTCAAGATAGAGTTAATATTTTAGGCGACTACATTACTGATCCAATTACTCCTCCTCGTTTTGAGCTAGGAGAAAAAAGAATTATGCCCGATGGTAAGGGTGGGTTTATGTATGGTGATGATGTAGACTTCTTGAGCCTTAAAACCCAATATCCAGATCAGTTTAATACGGGTGCTTTATCTGAACTGTATCATGCTATTACTCCAGATATGGATTCTAGTAGTGCAGGAATTAGTGGCGCAAACATTTCTATGGATAATAATAACAGCGCTCGTTTAGCTCGTAGAAATGTTACGCAGAAATTTTTTACTTCTTACTTCGGAGAATCTCTTGCTTCTTCTTTAGCAAACAATGCTTTTTCAAAAGACAATGCAATTAGGGAAGTCATAGACTTAGGCGGATCTATTGGAATTCGTCCTAGCGTTAGCTTATATCAAGATGGTCGAGCTGGCGAAGATCGAAGTACTATTGCTATTGCAGGAAACAATGAGCGAAATTGGGCTGGACTTTTAAATGCTAAAGCTTATGAGCTGTATAAACAAAAGTTTTTAGCAAGAGGCGGTGATGAAAGTATGGTTGATTCTTCCTATAGAAGAAGTAGAAATAGAGGATCTAATTCCTACCAAGAAAGTTATATTGAAGCAGCTTATCAGCTTGATAGACTTTCAGAGCCAGAGTTTAATGCAGCAACTGCTGGAACTGAAGAAGAGCGTAAAGAATTAGTAAGTCGTTTATATCAATCTGGAATAAATGATGTATTACTAGCAGATGATGATTTAGATCGATTTGATAGCACTCTTTGGCAAATGCTTGATTATCAGGCTAGAGATGAACGAGGACTAAGTGGACTATCTGCAAAGCAGTTTGTTTATGAACAAGCACAACGTCAAACGATTAGAAAACTTCATTTTCTTTTAAATGGAGATAATGAAAAAGCAGGAGATCCCGCACTTTTAGCAATCCAAATTCAAAATCTTTCTGAGACTGTTGGACCAGATTTTCTTGAAGAAGCGTTATCTAGGGTTGTTGTTACTGATGACTCCTGGAAAGAAACAATTTACGATACCTTAGAAGATACAGAAAAAGAACTGCTTATGAAAGCTGGCATTACTCATGAAATGCTAGCAGATAATACAACAAATCCTTTTAGTTATATGATGACTGCAAATATGTCGGCTCAAAAGCAAGCTGCTATGGATCTGCGTGAAATGATGTTTGAAAAAGATTATCATGATGGATGGTTTAATTGGACTCGTCGTTTAAGCGATACGATTAAAGCAGACATTGCTAATGATCCTTATGCCATGTATTTTCTTACAGGTGCGGTTCCAGTAGGTGTTTTTGCTGGTACTGCACTTTCCGCAGGTACTGCCGCAGGAGCTACTAATGTAGGAAAAATTATGGCATACACGGCCATCGATGGTTTTGTTGCAGGAGCGGCTGAAGGATATGCAGCTTCTATTGGTGGACAAACTTCATTGATTATGGAAGGTGCTAGAACCGAGCTAGACTTTACAGGTGTTTATACTAACATGGCTCTTTATGGAGGTATGGGTGCTATTGGCGGTGCTGGTATTGCTGGTGGGATTAATCGAATTGGTCCTGCCTTTCGTGGTACTAGTCGTGTTGCTACTCGCATGACAGACTACGTTGCTGATACCGGAGCATTAGGTGAAGCAGCTAAAGTTCGTGGCCTCAATCGTTTAGCAGAACGAGAAGCAACAGTTCCTGAAATTGAGGGCGCTCAGATTTTCTCTAATATTGAAAATCAAGGACTTGCTATTCGACTAAATAGAGGAGAAGTAGAAGCTAAGGATGTTTTAGCTGAAACGATTCCTTTATTAGTTATTCGAAAAGAAGGCGAAGATCTTAGCGAAACTATTGAAGATTTATTTTCTTCTGAGACTTTAGCGAAGTATGGTCTTTCTTCTGCTGATGCAGTTGACTTAGTTTTTGGAATTCAAAAAAAGCTTGGTGCTGGTGCGCAAATTGGAACGGAAGAGTTTGATACTATTATCCAAGCTGTTTTCCGAGAAGCTAAGGATTTAGCTTCTGATGGAGCTGAAACTGCTCAGCAAAGATTAGATATGCTAGATCGAACTCTTAAGTCTAAGGGAATTGATACGGCTAAAAGATTTGTAGGAGGATCTGGGCGACAAGCTTTATCTGACAAAGAAGCTGTAACTCTTAAAGCTCTTTTAAATAAACTTAAAGACTCTGGAATTCCTGGTCAACCTGCTGCAACTAGAGCTGAAATAAATCAACTACTTAAACTTATTCCTCGAATCAACGATGAAAAAAGTTTAAGGGGTGCTCAAAAAATTCTAAACAACTCTAAGCGACTAAGCGAAGCAGATACACTTGCTTTTAATAAGCGACTTGATGATATTGTTTCTCGAGGAACTGAAGCTCGAAAAGATTCTTTTCTTCAGGACTTGCTTAAAGTTGAAAATGCTTTTTCTCTTTTACGAAACGAAAGAGCAATTCGAGTTGCTTTAGATCTTGGTGTTTCTGCCAAACAGATTATGAAGTATACTCGAGAGTATAAGGGGCTTGTAGGTAATGCAGAAGAAATTGCAAAACTAAATGCAAGGTATCCTGATATTAAGAAGGCTATTAAACAAATTGCTGAGGGTAAAGGTCTTGAAGCATATGATGCGGTAAAGTCCTCCTTTAATGTCAGTAAGTTTTTAAACGAAGCAGGTGTTGTTCAAAATGTCCGTAACTTTACTAAGTTTCGTTCTAATCTTAGGCGAAAGTTTAATAAAATTTCTGGCGCAAAATTAGACGAGTCTTCTTTTACTAAAAAGATTAGCCAGGAAATTACTCGACGAAAAGGAATTTATCGTGATCTGGCTAAGAAGCTTGGAATCAATATCGATGTTGATGAAGCATTTGAAAGATTATCAGCTCAGGTTTTAAATGATATTCCATTTAAGGCTCGTAATAGTGCTCTTAAGGCTAATGCGCTGAGGGATGCTGTTGATAAAATTATTCTTAGTCAGTCGCCTGATGCTTTAAAGGTTGGAGAAAGATCTACGGATCGTTGGTGGCTTGGTACGATCTTTAAAGGAACTTCTATTGGTGATTTTATTGAAAGAAACATAAGCGCCGCTGTTAACTGGCCTATTAAACAGGCTAGATTATTCCGATCTCGAAACCGTATTGTTCGTGGGTTTTCAAACTTTATTACCGGACAGCATATTAATAACCGCGTGTACAGTAACTCTACTGACTTTATGTCAATCGAAGCAATTGTTGAGGGAGCTTCCCGAGAAGCCTTGCCTTATGTAAACTATATCAATGGATTAAAAGTTCGTTTAGGCGGCCCCTCATTTAAAGAATTTGATTTCCTTTTTCTTAAGCTTCGTCAGCTTGGTAAGCTTATCGGGGATATTGATGAAGACGTATTGCCGGAAGAAATGATTCGTGTTTTTGGTGGTGATGTTAATGCTCTAAAGACTGAGCTTAAAAATGTACAAAAGCTTTATACCAATTTCATGCAGAAAGCTTTGGATGAAATGGCCGAAGCTGGTGCTCCTATTGCAAATACGAATGCGGCTCGTTATATTCCAAACATGATTCGAGGTGGATTAAGTGCAGATCGAGCCAAACAATTTGTTGATGGCTTTGTTCAAATCCGAACGAATCAACTTTTATCTGGTAATAATACTCTAGATAAAGACGTTCTTAATTCACTTGGGTTTATTAAAATCGTAAAGAATGATGTTGTTGAAGCAGGGGGTAAACCTGTTTTAAATAAACCCTTTATTGTTCCTGAGGATTCTCCCTTTTGGATTGGAAACTTAGAGGATAGTATTAAGTATGCTGAAAGCGTAATTAAGGAAGGTTACGAGGGTCTTAAAAGATTAGATACCGGAGAAGCTGGTACTGGATCTGCGGTTGCTAGATCGCTTGGTGTTATTGAACGGATTCGTCGAGATCCTGGAAATATTACTAAACTCCAAGATAATTATTTTGAAATGCGAGGAAATCATTTTGGTTTACCTTTAGGAAGAAATCCAGTAGATGCTGCTACTGCAACTGGAGTAGCACATGCTGTTGCTGATACCGATTCTTTTATGAACCAAATGCGTCGAGCATATAACCAGTTAAATGGCATGTCTGCTGAAGAACGAGCTTTGTATGATCTTGAAAATCCTGAATTTACTATTAAGGATATGTTAATAGATTTAGATAATGCAATGGCTGTTCGAGGATATGCTATTGTTAGTGAAGTTAGAGAGCAAATGATTTCGGGAGAAGTAAAACTTCGGCGCAAGCCTATGTCTCAGAATCAAAAGCTAAAGTATGTTTCTAGTCGAGAGTCTTATGCTGGATTATCAAAGGGACATGAATCCCTGTTGAATAAACTAGACAATTTGATTGCAGAAGGTTTTCTTGATGAAGATGCCGCTAGAGTTGTAATGCTGGCTTTTGTTGATGTTGATCCTCATAAAATGATGGGGATGACTTTTACTTATCTTGATTCTGTTGTAGACGGAGGAACTTTAGGAATTGCTAGGAGCACAAAAGATTTCAATGGTCGTCCTGTTGAAGGAGGAACAATTGGATTAAGTCTTTTGCGTGAGCTTGAAAAAACTGAATATGGCGATGCTCTTAATGTTGCATCAATTCTTGTGCATGAAACTGCTCACCTAAGCTTTTTATCTGCTCCAGCAAAAATGCAGGCAACTATTCAGGCTTTGTTTGTTCAAACTAAAAATGGCGAAAACGAAATTCGTCGGTTGTTTGAACGGGCTGGTATTGGAAATGTAGAATATGCCTTATCAAATGTTCATGAGTTTGCGGCTGCTTTAGCTGAAATTTCTCTTGTACGTAATCAGCTTGCTATGAAAAATGGACCTCTTAAAGAATTTCTTCATAAGTTTAGTCAGTTCTTTAAAAAACTAATTGGAGATATTTCAATTCTTAAAAAAGAATCTGATAGTATTGGCTATGAGATTTTAGGAGAAGAAAAGTTTAAGGCAATTAAAGCAGGAGTTAAAAGCTGGTATGATCTTTCTGCCGATGACGCTCCTGCTGATCGTCTTCAACGAACCTTTGGAATTACTGAAGCAGAAAAGATTGATGAATATGGAGATGCTGCTTATCTTGTGGATAAGAAATCATTGATTACTAAAAAAGAACAGCTTAATCTTGCTCTTGAACTAGCAAGACGGGGTGGTCTTAATGAGTCAGAATATGATTCTTTTGTTAAGTTACAAAACCTTTCTCCAGATGATATGGATGAAAGTCAAATTAGTAAGCTAATGGAGTTAAGCGAAAAGAGAAATAAAGTTCAAGTGGCAGGAAAAGAAGTGGATCTTCAAGATCAGCTAACTAAGCTTGAACAAGAGATTGATTCGATCAATGAAACTCTTCAAAGGCTTGAGACTAAGGTTGATCCTGGAGTAAGAGATGCTCCTATTTCTAAGGCAGTTGAAGAAAAGCCTGCGGCTAAGGTTGCTGAGGCTGATCCAACTGAAGCTGCGGCTCCTAAAAAAATTTCTTTTAACTTTAAACGAAAGAAAGATGAGTATGGTGATCCCTATCAGGTTACTACTGTAAATGGTCGTCCTTTAGAAATTGAACGAAATACTTCTGGAGTAGGAGATGAAAATGGTTGGTTTATTCGAAACTTTGAAACCATTACTGGTCCTGAAGCTAGGGCTGCAAATATCGACTCTTCTACAGAAAGAATGATTACCGCTCAGCGGGGCGGTGGTTTAGTTGCAACTAATCGAGCGGAAATGGAAAAGCATATTCAAGATCTTATTGATAATAATAGGATTTATTATGATGTTGATCGCCGGGCTTGGCGTCCGACTGAAGCTCGAGATGTTAGCAATGCATCTACTTCTACTTCTTCTTCGGCAACAACGACTAAAAAAGTTACGGTTGTTAAGCCTAAGGAAGAACCTGAGGTTACTCTAAAGATTCGAACAACCGATAAAGACGGAAAGGTTCAGCCTTCTCGTGTTGTTTCGGGAAAGCGATCAGATATTGAAGATTCCGTCAAAGCAAAGGGCGAAACTATTGTAACGGAAGAAGACAAAACTTTAACTCCTGCTGATCCGAAAAAAGGCAAGTTTAAGGGAATGTTTTCTAAGTCCGGTAAACAAGCTGAGCCTACTGAAGAGCAGGCTAGTGATCCAGTTTTTCTTAAAGAAACTCTTGATGCTGTTACCGAAAGATTTATTAATGGTAGAAAGTTAAATGGAACTCTAAGTAAACAGCTTGAAGCTTTTACTGAAGTTCTTTTTGCAAAGCTGTTTAAGGACGAAGCTTGGCCTACTATTAATGGAAGGCGTATGAGTCAAGATGAAATCTTCTTAGCTGCTAATAATGGAGTTAAAAATCAAACTCTTACTATTGCAAAACGTGGTCCTAGTGGTGATGAACAAGGACTTCGAGTTAAAAGCAGAATTACTAAAGAAGAAAAAGCTAGGAAAGATATTTTATCTGAAAAGAAAAAGTCTGGAAAAGCTTTAACCAATGCTGAGGAAAAAGAGCTTAATCAGATTACAGGAAGATCTAAGCTTGTTGAAAGAGGCGAAAGTGCTGAAATTAGTTTAAGCTCTGCAAAATCTGATGAAGTTGTATTAAGAAATCTATCTGAAGCAGATGAAGAACTTTCAGTATTAATTGATTCAGGATTGCACTCTACCTCTCCGGAGGCACAAAAAGCGGCTGTTAAATTAATAAATGCTCGAAAGTTTATGGATGCTCTTAGATCTAGAGAAGGAACACTTGAGCCAGGTGGTCGAGGTGGTTATAAGTTAACAGACAATCAAGTTACGTCTATTGCGGAAGAAACCGGATTAACTGAACCTCAGGTTAGAACCCATAATCATAGCGAGGGTGTTTTTGATTTAAAAAATATTAGAAAATTAACTAATGTTGTTGTTGATGAAGTTTCAGAAAAAGATAAGATTTTTGGTAGAAATGAGTTAGCAAAACTTAAAGCTCAGCGAGAAGAAGCAGAGCTAGATGAAATTGTTACTACTCATCCTGCTGTAGCTGATGACATTGCTGAGACTTCGGCTGGTAATACTAAAGCTACCCTTAAGTCTACTGTCAATAAATATGACAATGCTGCCGATACTAAATTCTTAGGTGTTCCTGGTTATACTCGAATGACCCAAGAAGAGTTTGATGAAATTGTAGATAGTTATGATGATCTCATGATGTTTATGAAAAACATTAGAGATTGGGATATGCCTAATCCAGGTGAGGGTGTTTCGTTTGCCCGAGAAGCCAAAGATTACTTTGTAGCTCGTCAGCAGGAACAAGAGCTTACTAAGTCTATGGATTCAGGAGATATTCCTGAGCAGGCTGCGGACGAAGCCCCAGCTAAAACCAGACGTACTGGTCCTCAGCGTTTAGCTGATGGTGACGACCAAGACTTCCGTAGGCCTAGTGATAAAGAGCTTAGAGCTAGGTATGAAGAGGAAGCACAGGCTCGTCTTCGGGCTGAAGAGATTGCTGAAACCAGACGTACTGGTCCTCAGCGTTTAGCTGATGGTGACAATCAAGATTTCCGCAGACCTAGCGATAAAGATCTTAGAGCTAGGTATGAAGAGGAAGCACAGGCTAGGTTAGAACGAGATGATATTTCGAACGAAGCATTATTTAAAAGCATGGAAGGACCAGCTCCTAGAAAACCTGCTGAACTTAGTGATGATGAGTTAATTGAAATTGGTTCTAGCTTGGAAGCAAAACTTAGTAAAGAAGGAAGTCTTTCTTCTAAAGAGCGTACGCTTTATAATGAAATTAATAGTGAAATTACTTTCCGTTCACGTAAGCCTCTTGATGCTGGTGATGGTGCTCCTCCTTCTAAGCCGCCAAAATCTCCTGCCGGTGCAGGTGATGATCCCGATCCTAAAAAGCCGTCTGATATTATTGATGCTCTTGATGAGTACTTTGCTAGAAAGAATGAAGCTCAGGTTGAAGCCGGTTCTTTTAATAAGGCCCATCGACTTGCAGGTAAAGGAACGCTGGCTGAGTTATATGCCAGTGCCGTTAAAGGCGATAATATGGACATCTTCTCTGAACAGTGGATGAAAGGATTAGAGCAAGTTGGACGAAAAGTTATGGCTCCTCTTAGAGTTGCTGCATATGATTATCTTGATCATGCTGGTGGTAACTTTAAGCATAGTCATATGGCTAATCCCAGTGACTTAAATATTAAGATTAAAACTCTTGATGATATTCGAATGCCCCATAGAACTTTTAACATTAGTGATTTTGATAATCCTGATGGTTCTATTCGAGAGGGCGGAGAAGAATTAGCAAGCCTGTTTGCTGAGGCAGGAAATTCAATGGAACATATTATTCGGTATGCTGATACTCATCTTGCATCTACTCGAATTCAAAAAGCTATTAATGATCTTTTTGGATTTAAGGGAGCAACAATGAGCGATATGTTTGACGAGATTGAAAATTCTCTTACCTTAAATCTTAAGACCGATACTACAGGAAAGAAACGAACTATTACTGAAAGGGATTATGATCGTGAGGTTAGCCAGTATATGGAAAGCCTTCGCGAGCTTTACTTACGTGCTCGTGGATTTAATCCGCAGCGTACTCGTGAGTTTTCACAGGCAAGCCGCATTACTCAAAACATTGCTTATTCTATTCTTGGAGCAAAGTTTGCAATGTCGGTTCTGTTTGTTGAAGTTCCTATGACTATTCTTCGTACTTCTGGATTAAATCCATTTAAGCTAATCCGAAATACCGGAATCATTACTGGCTCGCTATTAGATGCTGCTAGAGGTGAAGCTGTTAAGTATAAGCCTGTTCAAAAGTTTATGTCTTCTCTTGGCTTAGATAAACGAATTATGAAAGAAACAATTGAGGACTTAGCATACTCCACACAAAACCTTAGATCTAGCTCTATGGCTAAGTTTGGTGCGGGTGGTGATGCTATGGAAGATGGTGAGCTTATGACATCTGTCGCCGAAAGGTTGAAGACTCATGTAAATAATGTTCGATCTGGATTAGCCCAAGAAGGACATTCTGATCCTAGTTGGCTTAAAAGGTTGGCTGATGGCGTAGAAGCATTCACAGGCGCTACGGCAGATTTAACTGGTCTTGCTTCTGGCATGCTTCCGGTTACTAATGCTGTTCGTACTGTTGCGGCTAATCAGGCAAAAGCTACTTTGCTTAAGCATTCAGATAAGCTAATTGTTCTTTCTAAAGAAATTTCTGGTCGTGAGCTTACCCTTAAACAAATTCAGGGAATTGCTCGAGAGTTGGGTATTCCTCAAACTTTAGTGACGTATGCTGCTGAGTCAGGACTACTTCGACCTGGAATTATGGAAGAGCTTATGTCTGCATCGGGATTAAACACTCGATCCGCTGGACGAGAGCTTGATCTTAATGAGCTAGGAGAATCTCTTGCTGGGAGATCTAGTGATGCTAATTCTGGAGTAGTTTCTCTAGAATTTTCTGATATTGCTAGAAATAGAATGAAAGTTCAAGATTCTATTCTTCCCTCCCTTAATCAGTATATTATGTTTGTAACTCAGGAAATGTCTCCTGAACTTCGTGGCACCATGCGATTCCAGGGAATGAACCCTCTGGTTGACATGCTTTTCCAGATGCTGTCTTATCCGATGGCGGCTTATCAAGCCCTGGTTGGCAATGGTGTCCGTGCTCGCGGACCCATGATGACGGCTGGTATTTTAACTAGCCTTACTGCTTTTGAATATATTAATAGAAATGCTCAGGCGGTTCTATTTAAAGAAGACGAAGATCGTAGAAAGCAAGCAATGGAAAACCTTACAACCATGCCAGACATGAATAAGGTTATTGAAGTTCTTGCAACCTACGGATTTTCCAGTCCTTTATTCGGAAGCGTAGGTCCTTATATGCGAGATATTGTAGGCAATACAGTACTCCGAGCTATGCAAAGCTCTGAGCGTAATTTCCCGGTTAGGCCATTTAGCAGCCCTGCTGTTGCAATGGTACAGAAAACTTATGGTCGTCTTTCTAGATTTGCTGGAAATATTGGATCATATGTTGGCGGTGGTCCGGGTGCAGAAAAACGCTTAGGCTCTGCCTTTTCAGATGTTGCTGAAACTGTTGGAGAAATTTTACCATTTAATGCTTTACCGTTCCAGCTTTCAAAGGCTCCGTTTAGAGAAGGAATGAAGGCTACTTCTGTTGCAATGACAGCAGGATCAGGTCGTAATATTCCTTATCTAAGCCATCCTACTCTGGAAGATTTAGGTTACATTAAGTGGATGGGATCAGCTCAGCAGCCTCATGGCTGGAGTGAAGTTGACTACCCAGATGATCGATTAATTCCTAATCCGCCTCCCGTGGAAGAAGAACCAGTCGAAAAGAAGCAGGAGTCTAAAGCTCCTCCTCTTCTTCAACGCCCTGAGCCGTCAGCCCCACGCTCTCCCAGTGAGGGCTTGGCTGATCGACTTAACTAATCTCCTTGGTCCCTGGGGTCCCCTCTTCGGAGGGGGCCTTGGGGAAGGAGAATATCAGGTACAGGCCCATATCACAATAACCCCTGAGAGGCCATAGGATTCTCTCTCAGGGCCTTAAGACACGCCTTCAGCTGAAAGATGAGTAACCACTTATCAAGCTCAAGAAGGCAGGACTTCAGGCCCTTAGAATGGATTTACAGATTATAACTTACTAGCCCTACGGGGCTGTACTATATCCATATATCCGATGAATGGATGGTATGTGTCCATATTGACTAAAGTATAGAAAGCAGGAAAGCTATATAGACCCCTAGGATATCTAAAGCGTGTGGTTACAGTACCCACGGAACAGGGGTGGGACCCCCAGGCGTGTCAATCGTGTACATATCTAACGAATACCAAATCGACTAGGGGGTCGAGAATTTACAAGGGGTCACAAAACAAAACAAACAACGATCTACCCCCCATGGCCCCCCTCGGTCCGCTTCGGTATGATGGTCCGATATACTTGCCGGGATGATGGGCCAACATTTCTTCTCTTTTTTTCAGCAGCAAGCCTACGAATCCGGATCTGGTACCTTCTCTTCGTCCGACATCCAAGCGAATTCGTGCAATGGGGCACGGGATTGGTTACAAAGGGATCCGTCGAAGGGGATCCGAGCCACTGAAGAAAGTCCCGCACGAATCAGTTGAAGACTCGACTCTGCTTCCTTTCGCATCATGCGACCGGGCGGACTAGGATTCGAATCATACCTATGCTGTAGGTATCGGGAGGGTACTCCCGATACCGACCAGATAGCGTTTCCTTACCAGAACCGGATGTAGTATACCGATGGGTGCGGGTTGGTGGATTCTTCAATTCGATCAGGTAGTGGGACCGGCACGGTATCACTCCATGAATGGTCGCTCAATACTACACTTCGCTCGACGCCCATCGGCGGGATCATGGTACGCCCATACCCTCCGGAGCCGTCGAGGTATGCGGAACCGATTCGGCACGGAATGGTGCCATCGGGAATGTTGGGGGTGTGGTTGCGAGCGGACAGGAGATAGGGCCTATGCCCCCACGCATGATCGGCGAACTATGATTCTAGCGTATGATGATGCGACTACCGTCCATCCGCCTAGTATGCTACTCTCGCCTCGATCATCGGGGATCGCAGTAGCCGAAGACCGGATGAGGATCGAGTCTCATACGTTTAACGACGGGGTTGGAATCCCGGACCTATGATGCTCGGGTCGGATGGGGCATCACAAGTCTACCGCGACTCTAATGCGGACATAGTCTACCGCGACTCTAATGCGGACCCTGGGTTGGGGGTGGGAGACCACCCCCGCCCGATTTGTGTCAATTCCTGTTTCTTTCCTCGTTCGAAAGGTAATGCATATGAAGCGTTCCATGATCTCGCTGTCCCGTAAGGATCTCGTCTCCCTGATCAAGGCTGGCGATCCGGTCGCGATTGCGGAGGGGCATGCCCGGAATGAGTCTCGAGCCCGCAAGGGGAAGACTCTGATCGGTGCGTACGGGGCTCCGGCTCCCGCTCCGGCTCCGGCTCCGGCCACCGAACCGGACATCGCCGGTATGATCGCACGGGCGGTCGCTGCCGCTCTCGCGGCTCACACGGGGGCTCCGGCTCCCGCCCCGGCTCCCGAGCCGGAGACTCACACGGATGATGTTGCCGTGTGGGAGAAGTGTATCGAGAAGTCCAACGGCTCCCGGTGGGAGGCGTATGATCGCATGGAGTCGATCATCGGCAAGCGGCAGCGTCGTCGCATCGCGGCGGCTGCGGGTGTGACTGTCGGATCGGTCGCGAATGCGATCTCGAAGCACCGGAAGGGTGTCAAGCCCGACCTGTCCTTCATCGGCAAGTGACTCTCATACCTACGGTGAATCCCCCGGGCATACGGGGGAAGTCGGGATTGGCATTCCCGGCCTGATGATCCTGCCACCCGGAGTATCATACCTATGAAGACTCGCGAAGCGGCTCGCAAGAATGAGTGGAAGGCCCGTGATCGTGCGAGATCATACGGTCTTGCGAAGCGTAGTATCGTAGGTCCGGATCGGCCACGATTGTACGCGGCGATCATCGCGATCTATCGGGCCTGCCCGGAGGGGTGGGAGGTGGATCATATCGTGCCGCTCGCATGTGGCGGGCCGCATCATCCCACGAACCTTCGCATCATACCTATGGAAGAGAACCGTAGGAAGGGTGCGAGAATGGAGTCAGACGTATGAACAAAAAGAGTCTCACACGGATTATCCTCGAGAAGCGTTCGGAAAAGGAAGTGAGAGGGTGGAGCAAAGATAATACGGATGCCGACAAGGCTCGCATCCGACGTATCACTCGACGTGTGAAGTCGGGTGGCGGACTGACCGTGATTCGGAGGTGTGATAATGTGTGAAGTAACGATATGGATAGGTGTGATCGATTCAACGGGGTTGTCCGCGTGGTTCGATACTGAGGATGCGGCGTGGGCATATGTTCAAGCCAGAGGTGATGGGTATGTGTCTAAGCATACTATTCCTGCTTGCTGGAGGAAAGGAACGAAATGATCGAGATCGAGTGTGTGAAGGGGGACGGTAGTGTGAGTGTCCGGGTGTTCCCCGGTATGAACGAGGACGCCCGAAGGTGGCGTCGGATCTGCACCCTGATGCACGGGGAGTCGTCCGTGCTGGTGCGATGGCTCTGACTGGAGGTCACAAGTATGAACGCTGACGAAAAGCGTAGGAACGATCGAGATATCGCACGGGTTAGACGAATCTATGAGATCAAGGATGCTTGTGAAGAGGAGAGAATGATTTTTCGGAGAGAGGGTGCTAGGATGACGACCGGGGATCCTACTCCCCGATGGATCACACGTCTTCTACATACAAACTGGAACAATGTCCTTGATAGGGTATGGGAGTCATATAATCGAGGTGCGTATTACCGATGTGTGATCGCTCACCGCCTGTTCGATGATGTTCGACTGGAAAACGAGTATCATGTACATGAGACCCGTGAGAGTTGGGTGGCGGCATATGCTCCCGATGGGGCGTGTCAGGGCGGCCCGGAAGTGTTCGGGCATGAAGTTTATAGGTACGCTACCTATGAACAGGCTGCTGATGCGGCGTGGTGCCTTAGTACGATGGCTAAGGTGAGTGATGGAGTGGACGGGTATGAGACTGATGTCCATATCCGAGAAGTCAACAACCGAAAGGATTGATCATATGTGGTACTTCATTCGATGGACTTTGGGTACGATGGAGATTGATACGGCATTCGCCTGTAGAGATAGTGCTTTGCGGTTCGCACTAGCAAAGGGTGGTGTGATGTTCACGAAGGAAGAGTATGAGGCTCTTATGAACGACGAACTTTCGGAGTTGTGCTGATGACTGATGTGATTATTACGAGGGATTGTGACGGTCATACCCAACGTGTGATCTTGAAGAATACCCCGGAGGGTGTGAGATTTTGGATAGAGGGGAGAAAACGATCGTCTCGATTGGTCAAGGGTGCGACTATCGCACAGGTTAAGAGTAGACTTAAAATTATGGGAGGCTTTTAATGCACGCAGCAGATGAATTTGATAAGACTTCTGATCGTCTTGATGCATTGCATACACTGGTATGTTCTCTTTTGTGTGGAGGATACATGCTTCGGGTTGAAATGAATCTTGAGTGGGAAGATTATGAAGGAGATAATGAAATAACAATTAGTAACTGCCATAAACATATCGTTTCCAAGAAGTCTGCTCGTGTATGGATCTTTCCTCCGGACCGTGATCCGGAAGATAACGAAGCGATCTACTCTGTTCTCATTGGTAACAATGGTACTGAATGCTGGAATGTATGTTGGTATGGACCAACTGATGACTTTTGTTTCAACCGATTGGAGGATTTCCGTGGCTGACGTAGAATATCCTAAACTTCCCGATGATGGGTTCGAGGGAATTACTCGAAATGATCTTATTCATATTGCCTCGCAAGTATGGGAGTATCGTTTCGGTGGTGATCGTGCAAAGATTATCCGTGCCATGCGGGATGACTTTGAAACAGAGAATATTAATTGTGATCAGTTTACCTTTACTCATGAAGGTGAAACGCATATAATTTGCGATGAAGATGTCTATCTTCAGTATAGAAATGCCTCGATTGAGTCAATGGTAGAGATGGCCCAGGATGATATCGATAGTTCCCTTGTCAACTGCGGTTCATATGTTGCACCGTATCTGAAGTTTGACGAGGACGCATTCGTTCGTGATCTTGATATTAATGGAGATATCGACGCGGGTATCTCTGGATGGGATGGAGTAGTCGAACAACTCTACACTATTATTCTTATCGATGATAAGTATTACAGAGGTGATGGCCTTTACACTTGGAGGATTGACTGATGGCATTGACTAAGGAAACATTGTTCGGAGCATTGAAGACTGTGAATCGAGAGTATACTAGGGCTATTGCCGATAAGGATACTCTTATGATTAAAAAGTGGGCTACGGAGCGTGATCGTATCCTGAGGCGAATCAATAACTATGAAAAGGAAAATCTTGATGGCTGATACAATCACACCCCTATTTTGGTTTTGGCTGCTTGAGCATAGTGAGCAGGCAGCATTCAGTATTGTTGATCAGTATGATGAAACTGCTGTGTATGCTGATGTTGATCCTCATAGAGATCCTGGCGTGTGGAAGTGTATTCAGCATCTACAAACCGCATGTTATATTGCCGACTTCTGTGTTCTTATCCTCCGTGATATTAATACCGATGAAGTGATTGGGTGGATTCAGATCCTGTTGGAGAGGGGATATCCTCGTGTTAGTGATTGTTCTGAGGGTATTGTGTATGATCTTGTGAAGGATGCAATGGATATGAGTGACGCTGTAAACTGCGGTCGTCTTTGTATGTTTGATGTTACTTGCGGGGATATTAATCCCACTAATATTAAGTCTTATCTGGAGAATAGCAATGTCTAATAGCGACTACGGACTCAAGGTCACGATTCACGATCTCGCTGGTGCGGTTAAGGATGCGGTGGAACGTGCTCACGGTGAGTATGAGCCCAAGTTTTACGAGTGGATGCAGGATGAGATCGATTCTCATGTCGATGATCTTCGTACTGATATTAAGAATAAACTTGACACTGATAATGCTAATACTGAGAATCATGTTGGTCTAGACGAGATCGAAAGTATTATTAACGATGCTTTGGTAGACTGGGATGTTAGTGATAGCGTTAGTGATTGCATTCAATACAATCATGAATTTATTGAGGAGTCTAATGTTTCGGATTTTATCCGTGACTACCTTGACAGTTATGATTATATTACTTCTGATCAGGTTTCTGATGTTACTGAGTTAGAGCAAACCATCCAACAAATGAAGAAGGACATGATTCGTATGGAGTCTGAACTAATTATCATCAATGAAAGGTACATTAAGAGTATTGAACGTAGTATTACCCAGCGTATTCGTAGGGCTTCAAAGTATGTTCGTTCTATTCCAAGTCGTGTTTGGTCTTGGGTTCCCCGTTTTACTATTACCAGAAAGGTTGACTGACTATGAGTGTTCGAGATAATCAAAGTATCGGAAGTATTGAAGTTCCTATCAAAGAAATTAGTTGGTCTTTTGTTAGTTTTGATATTACTGAAGATGATCTAAGCAGGAATAACTGTAAGAATATGGAGGAGTTTTCCGAGAAGATTAGAAAGAATGAGGTCGATGTCTGGGATCTTGAGAATGATTGGTTTGATTGGGAAACCCAAGACTCTGAACTTATTGCAACTTACCTTGAGGATGTTGTTGCATTTGACCCTAACGGAAAGGAACTTGAGAGTGATGGATCAGTTTGATATTGTTGATGGCTATCTTATTCGTACTACATTGTATGTTGAAGATGAAGACTCTGAAATTTATAATGTTCCTGGACTTGAAAGTGGTCAAGCATATGGAGATTCTTGGCATTATGGCTGTAATCTTAGTCAGGAAATGCAAGAAAGTATGTATCCTTCTATAATCAAGTATGTTGAACGGCTTGAAAAGACTGCTAGAGATCTTAGAATTTTTATGAAAGGAAAAACTAATGCAGGAGTTTGAAAACATTGTTCCGGAGTGGGCCTACAAGATGGATGTCCACTCAGGTAAGGAATACTTTGACGATGAATATTCTGTTGAAATGAATGTCCCTTCGTTTGTTCTTCCTTCCGTTGCTCAGCAGTGGAAGGACGACATGAGCCGAAGGGTTAAGAATATGATGAGGTCGGAGGGTTCAAAGTCGGATGATTTCCGATGGCGTGCTCCGGAATCGTTTATCAAGACTGGACGATGGCCTAGTGATGTGTCTCGTCCTGAAACTGTAACCGTTTCTTCTCGTCAAGAGATGAAGCAGGAAGAAGGGTTGGGTCACTGATATGAAAAACAAGAGTAAGGATAATAGGATGGACTTTATCTGCAAGTGGATTATTATTATTGGAGGAGCGTTTATATGTGCCTTTGTTTTTGCTGGTTGTAATACAATGAAGGGACTGGCACAGGATGTTTATTCTGTTACGGAAGGAATTCAAAGTGAAATGTCCAAGAACGATAGTAGCACTTCTACTTCTCTTAGTTATCGTAACTAATGTAAGTGGAAAGGATCTTGTTGATGCAATTCATGCCGTGGAAACAGGAGGAAGAATTGGTCCTATTCGTGGTGATAATGATCTTGCTCTTGGTCCTCTTCAAATACATCGAGGTTGTTGGGAAGATGCTAACATTGGTGGAAACTATTCTCAATGTGCTGATCTTGAATATTCCAAACGTGTATTTTATGCTTATATGAAAAGGTATGCAACTAAAAAGCGTCTCGGACGAATACCTACTAACGAAGACATGGCTCGCATCTGGAATGGTGGGCCGAACGGTTACAAGAAAAAGGCAACGGTTGCCTACTGGACTAAGGTTCGAAAGGAAATGAATTAATGACAGTATCTTTTTATTATCTCGAGGAAGCAACTTACAAGTACAAAATTGAGAGTAATGTTATCCTTCAGATTATTTCCGATGGATCTTCCATCGAGTTGGATGTTTCTACTATTCCTCTTGACAACGAAGATCAACTAGACTATATTTATGCCTCAAAGTGTACCAAGAAAGACATCGAATATTGGATTGCTTACATTCTTTGGTGGTATGATATTGGAGATAAGTATGGATGGTGGAGCAGAAATGATGTATACCGAGCGGCTCAGGCTTGTATGATTGTTGGAGAGGTTCTTAGTCCAAATATTCTTATGGATATTTGTGGGATCAAAATGGGATTTCAATATGATCCTGTAAGTTATGAAGAAATGAAGCGTCGTCTTGAACTAAAGTATGAAGCAGATGCTAATAACAAATTGTTCAGAGAAGGAGCAGACTAATGTATCACAAAGACAATCCTGATTTTGATTTGTTTGAGGAAGAAGACTGGGACGGTAACTATCCTGGAGAAGATAAAGATGAGTATGAAGAAGAAGCATGGTCTGATTTTTGTGAGTGGTGTGATCAGGTTGAAAAGGACAATGAAGAGATGCCCTTCTAGATGTAGGCTTTGGATAAAAAGAACAAACAAGAACTCTAGTTATATTACTGATTTATTTTCACGGTATGATGATTGGAATCGAAAACGTCCTCTGCCTTGACAATTTAATACTGCCCTCATAGCTCAGTTGGTAGAGCAGCGGCCTTTTAAGCCGATGGTCGCAGGTTCGAGTCCTGCTGAGGGCATTTCAATTCACATTTACTTTAGGAGAATCATATGGCAAAGCGTACCAGTATTGGAAATAATAATATGATGAGGGGACTTAAGCCCGGTAAGCCTCGTCGAAGTAAGAAGGGTAAGGGTAATCAGCCTGCACGAACTTCTCGTTCGGGTAATGGAAAGAGGATTCGATAAACGCAACCTTGGAGAATACAATGGAACAGCATTACGTTAATGTAGATGCAGGATGTATCTGGATTGGAGATCCTTGTTATGTACTGGGCAATGATGCCTCAAGCCGTGTCAACGATTGGGTAGACGACTTTTGTGAAAAGTTGGACTACGATAAGAATGTTAATCAGCCGCTTGGTAAGGGAGTTGGTTTGTGTATTGATTCAGGATATGGAGACGGACGGTATCCTGTAGAAGTAGAGGTTGATACTTTTTCTGGTAGGGTAAAGTCTGTTACAATTTCTTTTATTGAAGATCATTATGATGATGATGAGGAGAATAATGATGACTGGTGATGTCCAAGATATTGATTGGTTTGAAGTAGCGTCGTGTTTTTACCATGCTTGCGGAGGAAAGGATGGTCTTCCTAGTGAGGATGGCTTGGAGTATCTTTGCAATAAGTACTTTAAGTATTTTGAGGAGGAGGAGTGTCCTGATTGCGACAGCATTGACTCTCCTGATTGCTGCCAACGATACGGAGACTTCACCGACGACTCATATCTAACGGATAACTAATTAACACTGGCCTTGTGGCGGAATTGGCATACGCATCAGACTTAAAATCTGACGACCTTAGGGTCTTGAGGGTTCGAGTCCCTCCGAGGCTATTCACTTTTGAAAGGATCTACTATGAAAATTACTGATGGATGGGTACATAAAATTATTAGACCAGTTACTCACAAGCGTAACAATGGAACTGATATGGATATCTGTGATGCTGCTCGAGTCTCTTTTCACAAGGAGGCAAGTCAGTTTAGTGAAGATCAGAATTCTAGGCTTCTTCGTTATCTTGCTAATCATAATCACTGGTCACCCTTTGCTCATGTTGGAATGACCCTGCACTTTACGGCTCCTATGTTTATTGCTAGGCAGTTTCAGAAGCATGTTGTTGGGTTTGCTTGGAATGAAGTAAGCAGACGATATGTTGATGAGAAACCATCTTTTTGGCTTCCGGAGTCTTTTAGAAAGCGTCCTGGCAATATGAAGCAAGGATCTGTTCATGAAGGAGCAATCCCTGTTGAGGGAATAGTTCTTGATAATATTAGAGAAAAATATATTGATGCTTCTCTTGGATATCAAGAACTTATTAAAAGGGGTATCTGCCCCGAGCAAGCACGAGCATTCCTTCCTCAGGCTACTATGACTGAATGGATTTGGACTGGTTCTCTTCAGGCTTGGTATCGCTTTGTCGATCTTCGTGGTGATGACCATGCTCAAGCAGAGTGCTGGGAGTATGCAAATGCGGTTCAGTCCATTCTTAATCATCACTTTCCAATGGCTAGTGCAGCACTTTTTGGATTCAATTCAAAGGAAGATTCGAAATGAAAGCATTAACAGATCTCTATCAGGCTTTAGCAAATGCTCGAAAAACCGTTAAAGATATTGAGCAAGCAATTGAAAAAATTACAAAGTCTCAAACGGAAGAACGAGGAGGAAATAAATATTACACTAAATACAGAAATGCTGATACTAATGGAAACTATACTAGAGACGACTTTTATATAGACGCAGAAAAGGAAAGTTATAATGACAGGTAATAGATCTATTAATTTTCATTATAAAAAGTTACTTGAATATCTAGAAAACAATATTGAACCAACTCATTTTGGGGAGGATATTGTTTGGATGGAAGGCCATGATCCTGGGGATGAAGATGTTAGTGCTTGGAAAGGTCACAAACAGGAGAAAGAAAAATGAGTGTATGGACAGTTCATCGAGTAGAAAGCAATCTTTTGGTAGGTGTATATATGAATGAAGAGAGGGCGGCTAGTTGGTGTGAAGGAAAGTTGGAGCCGTTTTATTATTATGAGCATCATGAGGTAATTCAATGATCAAAACTATTTATGTCGCTGGTCCTATGTCTGGACACAAAAATCTTAACTGGCCTCGTTTTGATAGTATTTCAGATCATCTTAAACTTGAAGGATGGAATGTTATTAACCCGGCTGAACTTGATCGTGAAGCGGGTGTTGATTCAGAACGACGCTTAGATATATATGATTATACTGCCTGTGCTTTAAGGGATGTTGAAGCACTTCTTAAGTGCGATGCTATTTATTTGATGGAAGGATGGCAGCATAGTAAAGGAGCCTGTTGGGAACGGGCTCTTGCTAAGCATCACAACATTAGACGATTCTACGAAATTCCTCGACCTGGAGACATCTGATGCGACCTATTGTAAAGAACTATCTAACTGAGCGTACTACCGAACTAGTTCGTGAGCTTCGAGATAATGACTATGTTGTGTCATTATATGACGATGAGGATGACTACTACTACAGCCTAGATAACGACTTGGAAATGACCAATGAAATCCTTTGGTCTATGGATTACTCCCAGATGATTGTAAGCAAGGAGTCTGATGATATTAGCAAGAACACCGGCTTCCTGATGATCCCAGAAAACGAAATGGACATTGTATCCGACTGGGCTCCAGCCGACATGAGGGGTGATAAGGAACTAAACCTCATCATGGAAACCTATATGAATGATCTTGAGGAAAATATTTTTCTCTGAGGAAAATCTAGCATAATGAATATTTTTTATCTCGACGAAGATCCTAAGATGTCTGCTCAATGGCAATGTGACAAGCATGTAGTCAAGATGATTCTTGAGTCTGCTCAGTTACTATCAACCGCTCATCGTGAACTTGATGGAGACGACTGGGGCGACGAGGTAGGACTTTACAAGAGCACGCATAAGAATCACCCTTCAGCGGTGTGGGCTCGCTCGTCTAAGCCGAACTATGACTGGTTGTATGATCACTTCTGTGCATTGTGTGATGAGTACAGATATCGATATGGCAAGGAGCATTTGACGTGGAGAAAATTTAGTGACGTGCTGGACTATGCTCCCCCTTCAATTTTGCATACAAAGTTCGAGGCACCTCCTCAATGTATGCCTGATCCGTACAAGCATTCCATGACGGTTAAGGCTTATCGTAACTACTATACACTAGACAAATCAACAAAAGAATGGTTTTGTTATAAAAAAGGTAGGTGCCGTCCTTGGTGGCTTTCAACTGGAGGTTCATTCTATGCGAAATAAATATCGACATCCTAAACTTGATAAAGCAATGTCATATGAAAAGTATCTTGAAACTAAGATTGAGGAAGCAAAGATTCAAGGAGCGATTCTAAATATAAAAGTTTATTACAAAAGAATTCCTTCTAAGATTCAAGATATCTATGATGCTAATGCTGAGTATCTTAGAAATATTGACTCACTTATTGTTACTCTTTGGTCTAATAAAAAGCTAATTGCTCATTCTTTGCTTGACAAAAAGTTCTTTCGTGGTACAATTAAAGTTACTGACCGCATTGGAACAGATGATATGATTGAGTCTGCAAATCGAAACTTTCTTTATCCCCTGGAGGCCGCATTTGATGCACGAACCTGAGTCCGATCATGTAGAGGGCATTTACACCGCAGATATTTACGAAGATTTGTATGATATTTTAATTAGAATGTGCTTTCTCGAGAAAGATAAGATGCTTTTTACCGAGGAAGTAAACTTTTTGACAGAACTTCTTCGAGTAGTTCATGATTTTAATGAAGATTGGATGGATGTTGTGATTGATGTAGATGATTCTGATGGGTGTTTTGATGATGGTTTTAGTGATCCGGAGAATATGAATGGCTAAGACAACTAAGGAAATTAATCTTACGGTTAACATTGCTTCTAATGATCTTGAAAGAAAGGCTAAGCAAGCACTGAAGTTTAGAGACAAGGGCTTGGGTGTTAATGTAAAGCTAAGGCTTAAGAGGGGAAGAGAGGCTGATCGAACAGGAGATGCACTACAGGTTGTTAATCGTTTTGTTGGACTCTCTGAAACTCCAGATTCAAAAGTGAATCCTCTTAAGTGGAGCGACAATACCTTAACCACCTTTCTTCATCCATGATTTGGATATTGGATGAATGCAGTCCAGGTTGACTAAAGTATAGAAGCATTCTCCAATTACCATTCTCATGAACCTGAAAGGAAAATCATGTATCAATGGGATAAATATACAAAAGAACAACAAGAAAAACTTAGAAATCTTCAGATCGCACGAGAAGATCAGTGGAAGGAAGATATCCTAGTTCGATTCAACCAAAAGCCTATTGAATATAATGATCCCTTCAATGATGTGGTTGATGAACATGCTGTTTGGTTTGCAGAAGGAATGTCTAAGTATTTAGAGCAGGTTGCTAATACAGAAAATGCTCGGTTTCCTGAATGGTTATTTCAAGTCTGGAATCTTGGGCCTGATAGATTAGCATATCTTGTAGTTCGAGCAGCAATGGAAAGTATTTATAACTCAGCCGTTGCAGCCGAAGACAATCCTTCTTTGAATACATGGTCATTGCCTACGGCCCAAATACTTTCTCGTGATATTGCTACAAAAGCATGGGAAGTTGCTTCTTGGTTGGAGGCAAGAAAGGCAGATCCTTTTTTCTATCGATATCAATCTAAGTACTTTAAGAACTGGAACCCTAAGAGACGACGTGCTTTTTCAAAGAAGATTAACGCTCTTCCCAGGGCTACTACTAGACAGAAGGATAACTTTGGCCATGCCATGATTCGGCTTGCAATTGATTCTGGTCTTCTCATTAAGAAAAATATATATGAAAAGAAAATCTCGGCCAAGAAGACTAAGGTATCCGAAAAGGTATACATCACATTACCAGGTGAACTCATACAATATATGATGACGAGGATTGACGAGTTTAGAGATCGCCTTATGCCAAATCGAATGCCTATGATTTGTCGTCCTGTTGATCACACCGAAGATGAAACTGGTGGATTAATGGACTGGTCAATACGTCGTCTTAGAAAGGTAGCCTATACTAAGAATAGTCCTAATAGTTTAGGGGACAATGATATTGCTAGAGAGGTTGACCCTTCTTGCATGTCTCATATGACTAGGACTGTAATCAACACTTTGCAGAAAACCGAGTGGCGAATTAATAATAAGGTCTTAGATGTTGTAAATGACCTATGGAAGTCTGGTCGTGAGACAGGAACTATTCCTTCATATGATCAAACAACCGTAGAAAATATGTCAGAGTATCCTGAGAAAGGAAGCAAGACCGAGAAGCATGAGTGGCTTGATGAGAAGTCAAGGCGGTGGGCCAAGTGGGCAAAGTCGGAAGCATCTCGTTTGCAGATGCAGCTTCGTATGCATGAGGCATACAAGATTAAACCCTTTGTTGTTTGGCATGCTTACTTTTGCGACTTTCGCGGTAGATATTATTCCGACTCCTACCTCTTGCATCCTCAGGGAGCAGACCTAGATAAAGCTTTGCTCATGGCGGCAGAACCAGAACAGGTAACCGCAAATGGATTGTATTGGATTAAGGTTAATCTAGCTAATCTTATGGGTGTTGATAAGGTTTCATTCAACGATCGAGTTAAATATGTTGATGATCATATGGAGGATTGGATTAGTGTTTGTGCTGATCCTCATGGAACCACAAGTATTTGGGAAGATGATGCCCCAAAGAAAAATGCTAGCTTTCAAAGACTAGCAGCTATCTTTGATCTTATGGATGCAATCAATCATGGGATTACTCAAGTTCCTGTTCAGATTGATGGTTCCTGTAATGGTATTCAACACTGGGCTGCGATGACTAGAGATGAAACAGTAGGACCTGAAGTAAATCTTACCCCTCAGGATAAACCCGCTGATGTATATCAACTAGTAGCCGATGGTTGTACGTCGATGTGCATTAAGAATCCAAGCGATTGGAGACATCACTTTCTCAGTCATTGGGAAGGAGTTATTCCTCGTAAGGTTGTAAAGCGTTCGGTGATGTGTGATCCTTATGGGATTACTGATCACTCAGTTAGACAGTATCAGTTACAAGAAAAGCATTTAGACTGGTGTGAGTCGATGGGGCTAAACATGCATCAGGCAGCAAATGAAATGGGCTCCCTGATTTGTGATTCTAAAGCACAAGTTATGAAACATTGCAATCACGGAAAGCAGTATGTTCAGCTTCTATGTGGTTGGGTTGGAGGAGAAATAGATAAGCCTATGAGCTGGATTACTCCTTCTGGTTTTCTTGTTATCAATGAGTATAACCCAAGAAAACCCAAGCCTTCTCAAGTTCGTTTGTTTGATAAGAAGTTTCAGCTTCAGTTTGGATATTACACTGATGAGTATGATTGTGATAAAGCCTTAACAGCAATGCCTCCTAATTTTGTGCATTCTCTTGACGCTGCTCACATGACACTTGTTATGTATTGTTTAATTCAGCAGGGTATCGAGTTCTTTAGTATGATTCACGATTCATTCGGTACTCTTGCAAATAGTATTTCTATTCTTAAAGAAACCACGAAGGAAAAGTTCTATGAAATTCACTCGGTCAACCAACTTGATCTCATCCGCAAGCGTGCCGAAAACCTCGTGGGAGAGCGTCTCCCAGACAAACACCCGGCAAGGCTCCACGAGCAGCGAGGAACTCTTCGAATCGAAGCTGTTCTCGAAGCAGAATACCTCTTTGCCTGAGCATATTAAGTGGATAGATGCATCGTCTCATGGTGGACCAGGGTGGGTTAGCCATGAAGAGGCGGAAAACTTCTCTCTTGAATCTCCTCCTGTTATGTCAACAGTTGGTTTTGTAATTTATGAAACTGATTCGTACATGGTCCTTACCGATACAATTGGTGAAGAAGAGTGTTCTAGTATTCACAAAATTCCTAAAGTAATGATTTTAGAAAGAACGAACTTATGATTGGTAAAAACTTTATGGAAATGTGGAATGAAACACTTGTTCAAATTAATCAGGGTATTTCTGACGAATACGATCTTCCCTTTTACATTATTGAGGAGGAAATCCTAGATGACTAATATTAAAGACCAGTTCAATCCTTACGGACCCTTTACTATCTCTTCAGGAAAGGCGTATATTAAACATCAATATGTACCATTTGAATTAGGATCTCTTGAGCTTCAACAGGTGATTAAAAATCATACTAGTCGACTGGAAAAAGAGCTTAGATCCTGGCAAGAACTTGCCCAAGAAAATGAAAGGATTAAAAATGAGTCGAGTACTTGTGATCGGGGACACTCACTGTCCTGCAATGCTGAATAGATATCCTATATTTTTAGAAGAAATGTATGATCAGTGGAGCTGTGATCGAGTAGTTCATATCGGAGATCTTGTTGACTTCCATGCAATTTCGTATCATCAAAAGCAGTTTGGATTAGAGTCAATTGAAAAAGAAATGGATGATGCTCGTTCACAGGTTGCAGTCTTAACGGATAGATTTCCAAATGTAGACTATTTAATTGGAAATCATTCGGCATTGCCAAGTCGACAAGCACAGGATGTGGGACTGCCTCCTAGCATGCTTAAGTCATTGAGTCAAATGATGGATCTTCCTGATGGATGGAATATTCATCCTAGACATCATGATCTGATAATTGATGATGTAATCTATAGGCATGGAGACAAGGGACGTAGCAACCAACAAAATGCTGCGTATCTTAATGCACAGAATGAGTTTCGTTCTGTTGTTCAGGGGCATTATCATGCCCAAGCTGGTGTTGTTTATGGTGCTAATCACCTTACTCGTTTCTTTGGATTGCAGGTTGGTTGCGGCACCGATCCAAGATCTCTTTACATGGAGTACAACAAGACATATTCGAAGCGTCCTATTCTTGGATGTGGTATTGTTCTCGACGGAGAGTACGCTACCTTCGAACCCCTGCCGCTTGAATCGTATCGCTAAATAAAGTCAGTTGACTTATCTATTGAAAGGAACTCTTATGAGCAAGTTTGTTACCGAAAAGATGACCGTTTCCTTTGCGTATCTTAACAAGCCCGACGACAAGTTCGGAGCTGATGCCGCTAACTTTAATATTACCGTCCCTCTTGAATCGAAGCTGTCTGATCAGATCAAGTCTTCGGTTTCAAAGACTGGTGCAAAGAAGGTAAATGGTGTGTACGAAAAGGATGGAGAAAAGTTTATCAAGTTCAAGAACAGGATTCTTGTCCGTGATGGAGTTCGCTCTTTCCCTTGTGTTGATTCCAAGAATAATCCTACTACGGTTACTGCTTCTGGTGGTGACGTTGTTCGTCTTCTCTTGAGTCCCTCGCTGATCAAGCGTGATAACTCGTTGTCTGTATATCTTGATGGTGTTCAGATTATTGAGAAGAACAGTATGTATGGCACTGGCAACCTCGGCTTTGATGAAGTCGAGGGAGGATTTGTTCAGGAGGAAGGAAGCAAGTTTGAGCCCGAAAACAATGCGACCGAGGAAAATCAAAATGATGTTGTTGCCGATGAGGACGGCGACGATGACCTCCCGTTCTGATGTATCGTCCTCAAGGTGAGATCGTCGTACCTGTCCAGCCTATAACCAAACCTGTTTGGAAATCGGTTGGCAGGTACGGCGGTCACTGGGGAAGTAAAACATACCAAAAGTTTCTTAAGGAAATTGGAAACCCCCTTAAGAAAGCTGTTGGAGATACCGATATACTATGGGAGCCTATTGAGGTTTGGTTGGATATCAGACCTAAGAGACCAAAGAAATCTAAATTTCCCTTTCCTCAGGGAGACGTAGATAACTTTAGTAAAAGTATTCTTGATGCTTGTACTGAGATTTTGTGGATCGATGACTGGCAGGTAACTGACGAGCATATTCACAAAGAATGGGCCAAGTCTAAGGAGAATGGATACTTTAAGGTTAAATGGAAAGTTATGCCAATGGATCACGATCAGTTTACTATTTTCAATGAACGACGAATACAATGGGAGCTAGCCAATGGCTGAATATGATTGCAATGGTTCTAGTTGGGAGTCGTCAACGTCCTCCCGGCAAAAGGCTGCTCGTCGTAGAATGAGTGGTCAGTACGGCAAGGGAGACAATCGTCGAACCGAGAACTCGGAAAAGTTCAGGCTCGGTATGCGTCTTATTCAACTTGCCGATGCAGATAAGAAAGATACTGATGAGTATAATGAAACACTTAAAGCATGGAGGAACGCATGAGTGATATTACTGAAGCAGAAAGCGTGGTTGTAGGTCGTGAGGCTTGTCCTAAGTGTCGAGCCAATGGCAACGACAACTCTGGAGACAACCTAGCACGGTATAGCAATGGCGGGGCTTACTGCTTCGCTTGTGAATATTATGAGCGTGGTGATGGTTCGGTGTCGGAGCAGCCCGCCAAGACTGCTGGCTTTAAGACCTATCGTGGTAAGATTAAGTCTCTAGATCATCGCCGCATTGATACCAAGCCCGCTCGTGTCTATGGCTATCAAACCGCCGAGATCAAGGGTAAAGATATTGAGATTGCAAACTACTTCAAGGATGGTCAGCTCGTCGCTCAGCATATGAGGGGGCCAGAAAAGACCTTTCATTGGGTTGGAAGTCCTCGAGGATGCGAGCTATTCGGTCAGCATCTTTGGGGCAGCGGTGGTAAGAAGCTTGTGATTACCGAGGGTGAGATCGACTGCTTGTCCGTTGCTCAAATGCAGGATTGCAAGTGGCCATCTGTGTCTCTACCGAATGGTGCAGCCGGTGCTGTTCGGGATATCAAAAACAATCTTGAGTTTGTAAGTTCGTTTGATGAAGTTATCCTGATGTTTGACATGGATGATCCCGGACAAAACGCGGCAAAGGCTGTTGCTGATATCCTTCCTCCAGGCAAGGCGAAGATCGCCTCGCTGCCTTACAAGGATGCTAATGAGTGTCTAATGCAGGGTAGTAGCCGAGCCATCATTGATGCGATTTGGCAGGCCAGAGTGTACTCCCCGGATGAGATTCTTCATGTAAGCAGCATCACCGATAGAGAGGTGGAGAGAAAGAATATTAAGGTCTGGCCTTTCCCATTCAAGGGACTTACCAAGTTTCTTACGGGTCAGCGTTCAGGTGAGATTACCTTGTATGCTTCAGGAACTGGAAGCGGCAAGTCTACTTTCCTTCGAGAGCTTAGTCATCACCACCTTAAGCAGGGTCGTAGTGTTGGCTTGATTATGCTTGAGGAAAGCCCCGAGGAAACTATGGATGACATGATCTCGCTTATTCTTAACAAGCCTGTTCGAAAGATTCGTTCGACTCGTATGATGAATCAGCTTTTAGATGAGATGGGTGAGCCTACGATTGATATGGATATTGTCGACGATTTGTCCGACGAAGAGTATGCCAAAGCAAAGAGAGATCTTGGAGAGACCGGACTCTATATCTACGATCATCTTGGTAACAATGCTATGGCAAATCTTATGGCTAGGATGGAGTATATGGCTGTTAGCCTTGGTGTTGATGTTATTATGCTTGATCATATTACTGCTGCGGCTGCTGGCCTAATGAATACTTCCGGTAAAGATATTGATGGCGGTGCATCTGAGCGTTTGATTATTGATGCGATGATGCGAGATATGCGATCTTTAGCGATTCGAACGGGTGTTCATGTTGATGTTGTCAGTCAGTTGAAGAAGACTGACAAGGCGTTCGAGGAAGGATCAAGGATTACCATGCAGGATCTTCGTGGATCTGGAGCCCTTGCCTCTGTTCCTAATACCGTTGTTGCTCTTGAGCGAGATCGACAGGCATCAGATACTCGTACAGCAAACACTACTACTGTTCGAGTTCTCAAGAATCGTTTGGATGGTCGTGCAGGTGTAGCATCTGCTATCTACTTCAGTCATGATAGCGGACGAATGGAAGAGACTGAGTTTGTTGTCGGAGACGATGGCACTATTGGATTCAAGCCCGAACAGGAGGGCAACTTTTAATCCATCAATCCCTATTGAAAGGTAACTGATGAGGCTATGTTATGATATTGAAGCAAATGGTTTGGTAAATTATGAGATGGACAACAAAGGAAACATGAAAGCAATCGCTGATCGTATTCATTGTATTGTTGTTCAGGATGTTGATACCGATGAGGTCTGGAGATTTCGTCCTGGTCAGCATCATGAAGCAGCCGATCTTCTGTCAAAGGCTAGTGTTGTGATTGGTCACAATATCATTGCCTATGATAATGTAATTATGAAAAGATTGGCTAATCACGAAGTCAAGTGTAAGATTGTTGATACTCTTATTGTGGGCAGACTTATGCATCCTGATAGAACCAATCTTCCTTCTACACTGAAGGGTCACTCACTATCTCAGTGGGCTCAGCATGTTGGCGACTTTAAGATGGACTATGATGGCGGTTGGGAGCTGTTCAGTGAAGACATGCTTACGTACTGTGTTCAAGATGTTGCTGCAAATGTGAGTATCTTTAAGGCACAACTTGAGTGGATATATACCAACTGGCCTCTAATTAATTTTGAACAGAAGGTTGCTGAAATCTGTCAGGAGATGGCAGAGACCGGCTTTGGTTTTGATATCGAGTCTGCTGAAAAACTAGAGTATGATTTGTCTAGCCGGAAGGCTGAGATTGAAGACAATCTTCGGGAAGTTTTCCCTACTGTTATTGAAGAGAGATACAGCAACAAGACTGGAAAGCGTTTGAAGGATAAGGTTACAATCTTTAATCCAGGTTCGTCAAAGCAATGGGCTGAGCGTCTTGGAGAAAAGTATCAATGGATTCCAGATACTACTGAGTCTGGAAATCCAATCGTTGATGAAGAGACGCTAAAGTCTTTGTCCTATCCCGAAGCAGTTCTCGGTCTCGAGTATCGAGATATCAACAAGAAGATTGGCATGGTTACGGACTGGATCAAGCGATGTCGTGATGGTCGTGTTCATGGCCGAACCAACTCTCAGGGAACAGCAACGGGCAGGGCCTCACACAGTCAGCCCAATCTTGCACAGGTCCCTTCCGATCATGCTTGCAGAGCCTTGTTTGGTCCGGCTTGTAAGGATTGGGTTCAAGTGGGATGTGATCTTAGTGGTATTGAGCTACGATGCTTGGCACACTACATGCATCCCTATGACAATGGATCGTATTCTAATGAGATTCTTGAGGGGGATATCCATACAGCTAATCAGAATGCAGCAGGATTGCCTACTAGAAATGATGCTAAGACCTTTATCTATGCTCTTATCTATGGAGCAGGAGATGCTAAAATTGGTAGTATTATTGGAGGCAAATCAAAGCAGGGCAAGGAAATCAAGAAGAGATTCTTCGAGCATATTCCCGCTCTTCACAAGTTGATGGAGGCTGCTCAGTTCAAGGCCCGCAAGTCAGGGCAGCTCAAGCTTCTCGATGGGCGATCTGTTCTTATTCGATCCGATCACAAGGCATTGAACACCCTTCTTCAGGGTGCTGGTGCCGTAATCAGCAAGGCATGGATCTTACTTGCCAAGCAGTATCTCAAGGATATTCCACACGAGCTAATGGCTTGGGTACATGATGAACTTCAAGTGTCTTGTCCAGCCGATCGTGCGGAAGAGGTTGGCAATCTTCTAGTCAAGGCCGCTCAAGATGCAGGTACTCGACTTGAGTTTGCCATGCCAGTCGATGCAGAGTTTCAAGTTGGAAAGGACTGGTCCGAATGTCACTAATACCATCATTCTGTCTTGTTGGATATGCAATACAAGGCCATTGGGTTAATCAAGAAATAAGCAGAGTTACCGCAGCGAAAATTAATCATGTTGCATTTAGAATTCGTGTGTGTAATAAAGAATATGAGACCTATGTACTAATAAAAAATACAGACACTCTTGTTCCTGCAAAGTATATTGAAAGGCTTTTCTCAAAGCCAACAATTCAAACACCGTGGATGTCTTGTTCAAACGAAAGTTGGTTTGAGAAAGTTATTGATACCACTGAAAATTACGGAAAAGCAAGCATTATTCATTCCTACTTTTATCACTACGTAGGTAAGCATATTGGAATGCCTGTTCCTAAAACCTGTACTGATCTTGTCTGGAGATGCTGTCAAGTTGTTGATGCTAATGTAAAGGAAAGGTTTTATCCAAACAAACTGATTAAGGAGTTTTATCAATGCATGTTGTAGTACTTGGAGGGCTTGCAAGAGTAGGAAAGACAGACATTTGTGATACAATTCAAATGGAGGGAGAAGCCGAGGGCTTCAAAGTAAAACGAATATCCTTCGCTAGTCCCCTTAAAGAAGAAGTAGCTAAATCTAATGGCTATGGTACTAACTGGAGAAAGTTTAAAGAAGAGTTTCCAGAAAAATATAGAACTGAATGCCAGAACTTAGGAGCATCAAAGAGAAAGGAAGATCCAAATTATTGGGTAAATCTGTGGAATAAAAAGCTCCATCAACTTCAGCAGTATGAACTAAAGAAAAATGATCCTGAGTTCAAAGAGTATCTAATACTTGTAGACGATTGCCGCTATCCTAATGAACTAACAGCAGCGAAAATGTGGGATGCTTTTACTATGTTTGTATACGCTGGAGATCGTGTTAGTAGTCTCCCAGAAATTGATGCTCCTTGGCGAGAGCATGAGTCTGAAGAAATGAGTCTAAAAATTGAGGCGTTTGAAGATGGTTATATGGATTTGTTTGACTGGTCCCTGTTCAATAACAAAGGAACACAAGAACTTGAAAAGAAGCTGGAGGAAAGACTCCACTATATCTTGGGGATTACTCCCAATAGATTCGGAGAAGTATGCCAATGCAACGAATGCCTTGCCTTTATGCGTGATGTTCAGGCTGAGGAATTAATTGAACAATTCAAAGAAGCTCTTGAAGAACTTTGTAAAGATGAAAATATTCCTGATGACTTCAAAGAACAAATTACAGATGCGTTTGAGGATATTATTGAAGATCTAGAGTCTGGACGCAAAGCTCCAATGGATTTCTTTAGATCTCGTTGGTGGCAAAAAGCTTTTGAGGACCACGGTCTTGAAATTGAAGAGGAGGATGATAATGAAGATTCCGACTACGGCCATTCTTGATGGTGATATGATTGCACATAGAGCAGCGTATATTACCGAGGATATTGAAGAAGTTCCTATGGTAATTCGACAGATTATTAGATCATGGACTCCCCCTAAAACCAATCATGTTTTTGTGGCCAGGTCTGCGGATAGAGCAGATAACTTTCGTCGATCTGTGTGGTGCGATTACAAGGCTCATCGAGATAAGAAAGAGATTGCAGAAGATCAAAAGGAGAGACTTGAGTATGCCAAAGATTTAATTGCAGAAGATGATTTTCATTGTAAATTTGTTCCTACTCTTGAGGCCGATGATCTCATGGGGATTGCTGCTTCATGTGGTAAAGCAATTGCGGTTACTCTGGACAAGGATCTTCTTTCTACCCCAGGATGGCACTATCGTCCCGAGTATAGCTATAGGGGCAAGGGCGGAGAAAAGACCACCAAGTCCGCAGAGCTAATTTACCAGCCCGAGTGGAGGGCTGATCTGATGTTTTATCAGCAGTGGTTGATGGGAGATATGACCGATAACTACCCTGGAATCAAGAATATGGGGCCTAAAAAGTCCTACAAGCTGCTGTCCAAGTGGCACCCCAGAAACTGGGATTCAGTTTGCATGGCAGCTTATGAGCAGGCGGGATACGACTGGGACTATGCCCTAGCGATGGCCCAGGTTGCTCGAATCCTAAGACATAATGAGTGGACTTCTGATGATGGAATCAGGCTTTGGAGCCCTAAATGGGCTTAGTCCATATTGACTAAAGTATAGAAGAAGGCAGAATTTATGCCTAAGTATACCTAAGAATTCTAACCACTCTTACCCAAGGAGAGTAATATGATTAAGTATTTTGTTGCGGGCGACTACGACCCGGTTGTTTCAACGGATGGGTCTGGAGGAATCGACCTGTTCGCTAACTCTGTTTCCGATGATAAGATTCATATTGGAACTGGAGTTCATGTACAGATTCCTGAAAATCATGTAGGTCTTTTGCTTCCTCGTTCTTCGTGGGGAGTAAAGGGATTGAAGCTAGCAAATACCTGTGGGGTAATTGACTCTGACTATCGAGGTGAAGTCAAGATTGTTCGAGACTATCACCCAACAAAGGGACACTTAAATATCAAAGATGGAGATAAGATTATCCAGATGATTGTTGTTCCTTGCATGACGAAGATCTCTTCAGTAGATTGCTTAGAAGATTTAAATAAAACCGATCGAGATGATGGCGGATTTGGTTCAACTGGAGACTGACAATGCAAATGACACCTTTTCAAACATTTATTCACCAAAGCAAGTACGCTCGGTGGAGGGATGATCTTGGTAGACGAGAAAACTGGACCGAAACCGTTAATCGCTGGTGGGATTGGATGCTTACTAAAGCACCTGTTTTGGAAGAGCGTTCTGATATTCGGGATGCTGTCCTAAATCTTGAGGTTATGCCGAGCATGCGTGCTCTTATGACTGCTGGTTCTGCGGCTGATAGGGACAATACTTGTGTTTACAACTGCTCATATCTAGAGCTTGATTCTCCCATCGCGATGGCCGAGCTTTTGTACGTTCTAATGAATGGTACTGGAGTTGGCTACTCTGTTGAGCGGAGAGTTATTGATAAATGGTCACCCATTCCTGAAGATATTACCCGAGATGAGTCGGTTGTAATTCAGGTAAAAGACTCTAAGGCTGGGTGGGCTGATGCTGTTAAAGCATTATTGTCTAGTCTTATGGGTGGGGTTCATCCCACTTGGGATGTTAGTGGGATTCGTCCTGCTGGAGACCGACTTAAGACTTTTGGAGGACGTGCTAGTGGGCCGGGACCCTTGGAAGATTGTCTTCGTTTTATTACAAGCGCAATCTACAATGCTCGTGGCCGCAACCTACGCCCTATTGAAGTGCATGACATGGCATGTGTCATTGCTAATTCTGTTATCGTTGGCGGCGTACGACGCTCGGCTATGATCTCTCTTAGTGATCTTGATGATCATGAGATGGCTCGTGCCAAGTCAGGGAACTGGTGGGAAAGTCACTCCTACCGTTCCCTTGCCAACAACTCGGCGGTCTACACGACCAAGCCCGAGATGGATGTGTTTATGGAAGAATGGCTCAGCATCTACCGAAGTTACTCCGGTGAGCGTGGCATCTTCAATCGTGAAGCCGCTCAGGCTTGCTCGTCTGAAATCGATCGCGATGCTGATCATAACTTCGGAACAAATCCCTGTGGTGAAATTACTCTTCGACCTATGCAGTTCTGTAACCTGACGGAGGTCGTGGTACGGCCCGGCATGGACGCTACTGATCTTATGAAGCGAGTTGAAATTGCTTCGATTATTGGCACGGTCCAGTCTAATTGCACCTACTTTCCTTATCTGAGAAAGGCTTGGAATCGTAACTCTCAAGAGGAGCGTTTGCTGGGTGTTTCTCTGACGGGTATTCAAGATAACCGAGAACTGGTACTTCATGAAGAGACGCTTCAAGCAGCTCGCAAGGAAGCCAAAAGGGTCAACAAATACTGGGCTAAAAAGCTTGGTATCGAAACCTCAAAGGCAGTTACCACGGTTAAGCCTTCAGGCACCGTATCCTGTCTTGTTGACTCTGCCTCAGGCATCCACCATCGTTATGCTCCTTACTATATCCGTCGAGTTCGATGTGATAAGAAGGATCCCCTGTTTCATTTAATGGTAGACGCTGGTGTTCCAGGCGAAGATTGTGTTAATAATCCAGCCAACACCTATGTCTTTGAATTTGTCATTGGACATGAAGAAAAAGAAACTCGTGGCTCTGCTAAGGAGATGATGAAAGACTGGGCCTTTATTAAAGAACATTGGACCGATCATAATCCCTCCGTTACTATTGAGTATCGTCCTGAGGAATTTATGGAAATTGGTTCTGCCTTGTATGGCGAGTACTGGGATATTGCTCAGGGACTGTCATTCCTTCCTCGTAGTGAGCATGTGTACAAGCAGGCTCCGTATGAAGCGATTACCAAGTCGGAGTACGACGCTCGTCGTCAGATGTTCCCGGACATTGATTGGTCTCGTCTTAGCGAGTACGAGAAGGAAGATAATACAAAATCCTCTCAGACTTTTGCATGCAGTGGTAATAGCTGTGAAATTGTAGATATTGAGAGTAGTGATTAATTTAGCTTGGGAAGCAGGGGACCTCTGCATTTGCATGTCCCCTCTTTCAAGGAGAACAAAAATGGATATGCTTACTATTATTCGTACTAAGCTTGGGTTAGGTGGAGATGTAACTCTCGGCGAGCTTAAGCTTTGTATTTTAGATTTACTTAACCTTATTGAAAAAAATACGGGGAAGATTAATGAACTCGAAGATAAACTCAATGCCCTCACTGCAAGAAGCAGTGGAGGAGTTAAAAAGTCTTCTTCCTCACCCAAAGTACAACCCACAAACTCCAAGTGAAGAGGTTGTGAGAGAGCAAGCTTTTTATGCTGGACAGCTTTGGACGCTTGAAAAACTAGAGGCTATTGTTTCTAAATATGAAAGGAGGATTTAATTACTATGGCTACTGAAAAGTATAAAAACTTAACAGCATATAATACGTTTATTGATCCTATTTTCAATCAAAGTGGAGGAGGAGGTGGATCTGCGCTAGGGCAATCTTTTTATAGAAAAGGTATGGCTTATAAAGCTCCAAGAAATTACTATAGAAGAGGCGGCCTTAGAGATGAAATTCCAGGTATTTTAGATCTATCCTCTTTTAGGGCATCTAAAAATATTACTCTTAATGCAGCGCAAGAAAGAAATACTCTTGCCGAAAAATATACCAGTGATACTAGAGCCTACAACGAAGCTCTTCTTGAACAGAGTAGGGCACAAGAAAATTTTGCCTCTCGATTGCTAGAACAAAGCGAAAGATTATCTGAAGCTAGAGAAGGAATGCCTTCTTCCGTTAGTTCAGCTTCTTCTGCTCGTATGTATGGAGAGTTATCAAAGACTAGAATGCAGAATACTGCGCGTTATCTAAAAGAACTTGAAGCATATAAAGCTCCTCAGGCTCCCGAAATTGATTTTAGTTTTCGAAATCCTATTACAGGAATGAAAATGAATATTGATACTCGTTTTGAAGATGTTTATGAAGAGCAAGAAGTACCTTCAGATATTTCCAGAAGAGCTATTAGAGAAGACTTTGCTTCAAGGCGCGATGCAATTATGAAAGATATTTTAGAAGAATCTGCTAGCCTTTATGGAAAAAGTGAAGATTTTAAAATTCAACCAAACTCTACTTATAATCAACAATACTTAAATCAGTTTGAACAAGCAAGAAAAATTGAAAGAGATGCTGAAGCTTTTGCGGAAGCTAAAGCCCTTGCTGATATGGCGGGCTTTGAGGATTTTACAGTAGGTGGAGTAAAGTATGATGCTGTATCCGCTTTTTATAATCAAGATACAAATAAAATTCTTGCGGATATGATTGAAAAAACTACGGATCGTTTAGGAATTTCTCAGTTGGCTAGACGAGAAGACTTTATGAATGAGTTTAATCGTCGAAGAGAAAGAGCAATTTCTCAACAGGATGCTTTTAATCGACAGCAAGAAGATAACAGAAAGTTAGCGGAATCAACGGCAGCTGAAAAAGCCAGGGTTCGAAAACTTTTTGAAGCGCAGAAACGAGAATACCAATCAACAATGTCATCCTTTGGAAACACTCCGGTAAATGCTGGAAGCGGAATTACTTTTGATGATACTAGACCTATGTAATGAAAGGAGCTACTAATGTCATTTGGTGGCGGAACCCCAATTATTATGGGCGGATCAACTCAAAGTGAGCTTCAGGCTCAGCTTGAAAGATCGGCTCTTGAAAATGAACGAATGCTCGCACTAGCTGCGGATGAACAGCTTCGTCTTAGAGACGAGCTTGCAGAGCGTGATAGAGAAATGTCTTCTCTTATTGAACAGCAATCTCGACAGCAAGAACTAGACCTAGCTGATGCCCAGCGTGCTCTTGCTGTTGAAATTGATGCTCTTCAGGATGAAGACGATAAAGATGACCTAGAGGTTGACTTCTCTGCTTTAGAGAAAGCACTCGCACAGGGCATGGGTGGCGGTACTTCCGGCGCTCGGCCATTGTGAGGTGAGCTATGGCAAACATTGCGAAGCCAACTGATGGTTCTAGATTATCGGAAAGGTTTACTCACTTAGATTCCCTTCGAGGAACTAAGCTTGAGCGTGCTCGTTATATGAGCAGCCTTACTATTCCATCCCTTCTTCCAATTGATGGTATTACTGGCAATGGCGAAATGCCTAAGCCATATAGCTCGGTTGCATCTCGCGGTGTTACTAACATGGCAAGCCGAATGCTTTCAGCTCTCCTTCCTTTGAACGATCTTCCGTTCTTTAAGTTTGAGCTAAATAGCGGAAATGAAGCAGACCCTGATACCTTTTCTTATATGGAAGCTTTATCTCATCAGATTTATAGCAAACTTACCACAAAAAATCTTCGAGAGTCGCTGTTTCTTATGCTTCAGCAGCTAATTGTTAATGGAGATTGTATGGTTATTATGGAAGATGATTACTCTTTTAGGGTATATCGTCTTGATCAATATGTTGTTCGTCGTGATATTGATGGCTCAGTTGTTGAGTTAATTTATCTTGACTGGGTTCCTAAGGAACCTAACAGCAATATGTACGAAGCATATGATATGAATTTCTTTCCGTCTTCCCTGAATGCATCCAATGCTCTTCCTGATTATCAAGCACACTTCAATAGAATTGTTTGGAACTCAGAAGAAGAAGGATGGGATTATTATTCTGAAGATAGTGAAGGGAATGAAGTGGAAGAGGGACAGTATAAAAATACTCCCTTCTTACCTTTGCGTTGGATTGGTGTAACTGGCGAAGACTATGGCAGGTCGCATTGTGAGGAAGTTCTTGGTGATATTGAAACTCTTGAAGCATATACCAAGGCTCTTATTGATGGCATGACTGCTGCGTCTACGTTTTGGGTTGCAGTTGATCCAGCTGGAATTACTGACCTCGAAGATGTTGCTAGTTCACCAACCGGATCTTTTATCGGAGCCAGAAACCAAGATGTGTTTACTATATCTCCCGCGCAAACGATTAGTCCTCAGCTTAATGCTGCTCAAACGGCGGTCGAACAAATGCGTCGGGAAGTTGGAGCTGCATTTCTTTTAGGCTCTGTAGGTATCCGTCAGGCTGATCGAGTTACTGCTACTGAAGTTAGAATGCTTGGTATGGAAATTGAAAACGTACTGGGCGGAGCCTTTAGTGCAATTGCTAGGTCTTTATTAGAACCAGTTGTTCGACGAACTATTGCATTGATGATTAAAAACAATGAAATCGATGAACGCCTTGAAGAAGAGTTTATGGAAAAAGGTCAGCTGTCTGTTAACATTGTTACTGGACTTCAGGCTCTTAGCCGAGAAAGCGACCTGACTAAACTTATGCAGCTTGGCGAAATGGTTAGAAATCTTCCCCCGGAAGCTATCAAGCATTTCCGTTGGGATCAATATGGCATTGCGCTTATTTCTTCTCTTGGCTTTGATCCTCGTAATTGGGTTCGAAACGAAACCGAAACTGACCAACGAATGATGGATCAGCAGCAGCAAATGATGGAAATGCAGGCGCAGCAAGCAATTGCAATGGGTGCTGCCCAAGGAGCTGGCTCGGCAGCGGGTCAGGTCGCGCAAACTGGAATCAATAATGCGGCAATGCAACTTATGCAACAAGGAGGAATGTGATGAAATGTTCTAAAGATTGTATTGAATCAGGTTGTAACAAAGAATGTAGTATGATTAAAAAAATTTCAACTAGAATTCAGTATGCATTAGTAGCTGCTGTTAATAGTGTTATTGATGCTGCTAACTGGGTTCATGCTGGCGTAGTTTGCGGTCTTAACGCAATTATTGCTGGTATTAAATGGTTATTTTGATTCTCTTGGAAAGGAGAACTAATGTCTGAAGAGACTACTAATACTGATACTGACTATCGAAGCGAAACGACTGTAGAGTCTGAGACTCCAGGTAGCGATGCTTCTATGACTACTGAAGCTATGGCTGGTTTGCAAGAAGCTAATACCAATCCCGAGGCTACTGATATCCAAAGACAACTTGCTCATGAGCGAGCTATGTTTGAACGATATGTTCAAGAGCAGGGAGAAAAAATTCCCGAAAACTTTAAGAGTGCCGGAGAATGGTTCGATAGTCTTAAGAATGCGCAGGGTCAGTATACTAAAGGACAGCAGGAAATTGCAGATTTAAAAAAGCAGTATGAAATGTCAGGTAATACTAATAATCCTGATTATACTAAGCCTACTTCTGCTACTGAAGCAATGGTTTCTGATAGCCCAGAAATCGCTAGCTCAGAAGATTTACTTAATGAGCTTAGAATTCCTGATTCGGATGCTAAAAAAGAAGAATCGAAAATGGAAATTGATTCTAATGCTCGAGTTTCAGAAGCAGATTATAGCAAATGGTCCTCTGAAATTGCATCAACTGGTGACTTAAGCCAGGAAAGCCGAGAAGAATTAAAGATTAAAACCGGCTTTACTGATGGTATGGTTAATGATTATCTTTCTGCTCATCAAGCTAAGCGTCGGCAAGCTTTTGCCGAAGCATCAGATTTGGTGGGAGGAGGAGAAAACCTCTCGAAGATCCTGCGTTGGGCAGCGAATAATTTTGACGGAGACAAGCTTGCTGGCTTGCAGTCAGGACTCGCTGGTTCAAACTCGGAGCTGACTCTTCGAGGTCTTGCAGCTGCGTATGAACAAGCTAATCCTAATAAGGAACCGGCTCGTCCTACAAATGCTGTTACTCCCCAACAGGCTGGTGCCTCTAGGGAGTTACCGGGTTACAAGTCTATGGCGGAATACCGCATGGATATGAGTAATCCCCGTTTTGCCCGAGACGATAAGTTTCGGAATGCCGTAGAAATGCGTGCAGCTCGTACTGATTGGCGAAGACTTCAGTAATTTAGTGATCTCCTCGAAAGAGCTAGCTCTCCTAAAAAACTGAAACTAATACAAGCAATCCCTGTCAGCTAGGGGCAATTGAGCGGTATTTGGTTTTTTCCTAATGTGCGTATTGTTTAGATATTTATTTTATTGATTATTGTATAAGGATATACTTATGGGTTATTCTCCTGTTCAAACTGATGCCGGTTCGCTCGCCGCCGCTGATATGGCATATCGTAGTGCCTTCGGCGCAAGTGAGGGCGGTCCCGCTGATGGTACTGTTTCGAAGCTTTGGCTTCCTATTTGGAGTGGTGAAGTTCTCCACGCCTATGATTCTTACAAGCTTTTTGAGCCGATGGTTACTGCCAAGACTCTTGAAAGCGGTCGAACTATGGAATTCCCGATTACGGGAACCGTTACTCTGAAGGCTGAGTGGAATGCTGGTGAATACCTGCATGGTGGCGAAGACGCGAAGAACGGTAACTTTTCCGTTAGTCTCGACGGTCGTCCGATGGCTGCTCACTTCGAGCTTGACAACATTGACCTGATGATTACCCAGTGGGAATATCGTCAGGAGCTTGCTCGTCAGGCTGGTCAGACGCTTGCAAACGCTCGCGATAAGCAGATTGGTGTTATGATTGCTGCTGCTGGGTGTGTTTCTAAGCTTGATTCTGATCCTCGAACGGGCATTACTTTGCCCGCAGTTAAGCAGATTGAGAACTTTACTGCTCCCGATGCTGCTGCTGCTCTTGAAGTTCTTGGAACTATTGAAGAGTTTATTACGGACTGTCAGGAAAACTCGGTTCCCATGTCCAACGCTTACTGCGCTGTGACTCCGAAGATGTTCCAGCAGATTCGTCGCCTTGGTGTTGCTACCAGTGCTACTGCTACTAATGCTATTAACATGCAGCCGATGTTCGGTGGTGTTGCTCAGGCTGGTGGTCTGGGTGCTCCGTTTACCGAGGGAATGCATGGCATGGACGAGAAGCTCGTCTACATGGGTGTTACTATTTGTAAGACGAACCACATTCCCAATCAGGCTTATGATACTAGTAAGATCGGTGCTGCCAAGTATAATGTTCATGGCAATGATGCACAGGTTGAAGCTCTTCTTTGGATGCCTGAGTGTGTTGCTTCGCTTCGTAAGACCGGACTGGTTGTTGATACTGAGGATGATATCCGACGTAACACGACCTTTACCGTTGCTTCGATGCTGAGCGGTACGGGCATTCTTAAGCCTGAGCTTGCTAAGGTTATTGTTCGTAAGCGAACTACTGCTGCGGAAAACGAAAACCGAACCAAGGTTGGTGGTCTTCTTCGTCTTCCTACGGATGCAAGTCCTACGGATGCCGAAAACAACGCCTTCTTCGGATATGACGACATTTGATAATCCTCCTTCGTTATTAGTTCTACTCCGCGTTTTTGTGCGGCACTTCTATAGTGAGGACAAGACGAAGGGTGGTGATTCAAGCTATGTTAAGCTGTATCTATTGATATATATTTTATCTGCGTCGATCGGGGGAAACCCCGGTCGGCGTTTTATTTTAAATTTTATTACTCTAATTAGGAGCCTCTTATGGGCCAGATGACTAGATTAGACGCAGTTAACCAGTGTCTACTGGCTGCGGGTGAGGCCATTATTTCGGATCTTGAAAATCAAAGCGGGGTGGATAGTAGCATTGCTGAATATCTCCTTGATCAATATACTCAGGATTTTCAGCTTCGGGGTTTGGCTAATAATGTATATACTTATGACTTAAAAGTTGATTCTGAGACTAAACTTATTAGCCTTCCCAGCAATATTATGAGTCTTGATATAATTACTCCTTGCTATAACTCAGACGGAGAGCTTGTTCGCGTATCCGTTAAAAAAAGCGGGGGAGGATTTATTCTTTTTAATGTAACGGATCAGACTACTAACTGGTCTAGCTATTCAAGTAAAACTTTAAAAGGTAGAATTATTGTAAAACTTGACTGGGAAGATATCGATACTCCAGGCCAGCGAAGTATTACTGCTTCAGCTGCCCGTCGATACCAGATGCTTACTCAGGGAGATCGCGATATGGATTCGTATCTTCAGCAGGATGAACTTATTTACGGAACTAAAGGTAAGTCCCGTGACATCTTTAGTAAAGATAAAACTATTTGGGATGCTGGTAGCTATCAAAAGCGACGAGCTGTCTTTCGTCCTCATGGCGGAGGAATGAATATTCGCTACGGGCGAGGAAGGACTAGCTAATGAATAGACGACGAGGCAAGACCCTTTCTACTAATATCCCTATCTACTCCTTGTCTGGTGGCGTGGGCCGTCAGGCCCCGTCGAAGCGTCTCCCAACTGAATCTCAGGAACTTGAAAATGCTATGATTACTGTTGAACGATCTTTAGAAAAACGATCGGGAACAGATCTTATGCCTATTTTTAATCCGGGGTCTCAGGCATTTACCGGAGATGATCTTGGCTTACCTACGGCAAATACTACCCTTGAATTTTTCTGGCATGCTTTATCGGAAAATGCTAGATATCTTATTGTGATTGATCGCAGTGCTACTGTATCAGGCAATAAACTTTATTATGTTTTTTATTATAACCCAACTACCGATACTTTTATTGATCACACCCCTGCAACTCAAACTGATTCAGAAATCCCAGCTGATGTTAGAGCCTATCTTACTTATCAGGCTAGCGGAGATCCTCTTAAGTTAGTTGCTCAGGGTCAGAATGTTGTGTTCTTAAATCCTAATGTTCATGCAGGATATACTTCTAAAAAAGTAACCCTTGCGGTTGGTGATTTTCTTGATAGCGGTACAGGAGCAGCAGCTCTTACCTCTGGTCAAGAAGGAGATTATTATCTTCAGATTGGTTTTGATGGAAAAGTAATTGGTGATGGCAGTGATGCTTCCAATACTTACAAACAAGATCTTAAGGGTGCAAAAGAAGAATACAAAACTGCAATTAAAGTAGATCCCGGAGCAATTGCTATTCTCTGGGATCAGTATAGTAGCTATGCAAGAGGAACTCAGGTTCTTGTTGTTCCCGGCACTGCTGATCTTACAGGAAGTGTTGGTACTTCTAATGATAATGGTATTGAAGCAACTGAGGATGATATTAATACAGGCACCTATGTAGGTAAAGTACAAAAGTCTTATATCCTACAGGCGGTTACTTCTATTGAAGCAAATGAAAATATTGCGAAAAAAGCAAAGTGGACTGTTATTGCTACGGATGCTAGTAACTTTGGTACTGCAACCAGTAGCCTTACTCTTCCCGCTCTCGATACAGACAGAACTCCAAAGCAGATTGAAGTTAAAGACTGGGAATATGCAGACTCTTCCAAGCCTCAGCTTGGTCAGTCTCTTCCCACCTTTAATGACTTAACTATTCCTCCCTTACAGATCGATGTAACGGATGGTAACAACGGCGCAGAGGATATGCTTGTTGCTTTATATGGACTTACTAAAAATGCTGCTGCTAATTTACCTTTAACTAATTCAGCAGATGGTAAAGTTTACTATATTCAAACTGGATTCCAGGGGCAAGCTCCTGGATATTATTTAGCAAAAAGCACAACTTCTCCGCATTTTCTTAAGGTACGAACTCCAGATGAGTATTCTGTTTTTGATAATAAACGAATGCCCATAACCTTTGAGTTTACAGGGATTAATTCTTCTGGTGTTTCTCAGTGGGAGTTTAAACTTCTTAACTGGGAACATAGAACCTCAGGAACTGAAAAAAATCTTAACCCAGGGCCAACTCCATTCAAAGAAGGCAAGCAATCTAAGATTGCAACTATTGCCTACTTTAGAAATAGGTTGTTTATGTCCTCTGGAGATGTAATCTTTTCAAGTCGAGACGGAGATTTTACGGATCTTTGGATTGAAGATCCTGGTCTTGTTGTAGACTCAGATCCTATTGATGTTGCAGCATCGGCTAATAAGTTTACGCCGATTACTAGCATGGTTCCTTTTAGTGATTATATGTTTGTCAATACAAACGCAGATACACAATATGAACTTATGGGTTCTGAAAACCAGATTACTCCATTTACAGCTTCTCTTCAGCCGATGACTTTTTATTCTACGGCTCCTCTTGTAGATCCTTTAACGCTAGGCAATAATATTTTCTTTTATGATGCCGAGCGTTTATATCTTTACTTAGGACGAGGCGGAAGTTTATCAACCGCTCAGGAATTATCTTCGCATTGTGCAAAGTATCTTCCTAAAAACTACGGAGCAACTGCGGTAGCGGCGGCTCAGGATACGCTATTAGCGGTTGATGCTGACAATCCAACAGATGTGTATTTGTATACCACAAAGTATCGAGGCAATCAAATTGCTCAGAATGCTTTTTATAAGTATATCTTTGAAGATGTATCTGTAATGTCTATGCAATCATGGGATAACTATGTTTATATGGTTATGAAAACAAGTGGAGATGAGTACCGAATTGAACGGCAGCTTATGAGGAATGATCCCAATAATATTCCTCGCTTAGATAAAAAGCAGAAACTTACTATTACTCTTGGCGATACTTTAGGTACTTCAAGAGATGGAGTTAATGGTGTATATAATGCAGATGTAAATGAAACTACTGTTAGAATTCCTTATAAGATGGATGCATCTAAATCATATGAATTTGTAGATGTTAATGGAGGAATTTATACAATTAAAACAATTACTCCAAGTACTAATCATACTGATATTGTGGTTAAAGGCGATCATTTCCAGGCCGATCAGCAGCTTCTTGCTGGAGGAAACTATTATATTGGACGCAAGTTTACCATGATGGCCCAGCTTAGTACTCAGTTTGTTAGAGGTCGAGATAATAATCCAATGGAAGGCATTTTAAATCTAGCTTCTATGGTAACTCGACATTACAATACTGGAGATTATGATATTGTAGTGCAACGTAGGGGTCGACCAACAAGCTCAGTTGTTACAGATTATAAAGCAAATTCTAAAGACTTGCTTAATTATACAACTACTTTTGCCGCCCCTCAGGTAGATACATTTAATAACTCATCTTTAGACATTAGTAATATTGAATACCAAGGAGAGCTTGTTAGTAAAATTATGGGCTATAGTGATAAGGTAGAAATTTATATCCTTTCTGACTATATGACCCCTCTTAATATTACTAATATTGAAATTAAGGGTAAGTTTAAACAGACTTACTCTTCCGTACTTTAATGTTCTCCTTTCCTTTTGTCCTCGGTTGTCGAAAGGTGATCGGGGACTATTATATACTTTAAAATAAAGGAGGCTAACTATGCCTTTTATTGACAATACTACGGCGTTTGAGCAAAAGCATACAGCGTCCAGTGAAACTAATAGCTATTTATATAGTAGCCTTACTTTAAATGCGTCTCTTACGGATGCGGCTCAGATTCAACTTCGATATGTTCCTACTACGATTCATGTTGGAGGCGCGCAAGGAGTAGGAACTGCAACGGCAACTAACAGTCTTAGTGATAGGATTCTTGAGATTTTAACTGTTATTCCTACGACTGCTTATACAGTCAATGCTAGTGCTAATACTATTACTTTTAATCTTTCAAGTCTTCAAGGTACTTCTCGCCAAATTGATGGTGTTGACTATTTTTATGCAGCATCTCTGTCTGTTTCTACTACGGAACCAATTGTTATTCGAAGATCTACCTCTCTAAATGACAAGTCTGTTTCGTTTCAGGCAGGTAGCCGACTAACCTCAACCTCTCTTAACTTAGCTGTTGATCAGCTATTTAATGCTTCTCAGGAGCTTACTGCTTTTGGAGGATCTGGTGGATCGGGAGTATCTGCTGATGAATTATCTTTATCAGGTTATTCAATTACAGACTTAGGTGATGTTAATGCTTTTGGATCTGCTGGTCCTCTTACCTTTAATGCTTCTACAAATAAAGTAGAAATTGGAGCATTAGGAACTACTCCTATTCCTGGAGCAAGTGATAATGGAAAGTATCTTGGAGCTACAGATGCGAATGGAGCCTTTGGCTGGGTAGCCTTTGATATTCAGGGATCTAATGTTGCTTATGATGGAAGTAATAGTGTTAATGATAAAATCAACGCAAACATTTCTAACATTTCTTCTAATGATACTGACATTACCAATCTTCAAAATAAAACTGCTGCATTAACTTACGATGCTAGCACTGGTTTTGCTTTTACTGGTAACATTACAAACGCACCTAGTAGTCTTACAACTGGTGCTTTAACTGCTAATGATGTATCTACTACTTCTTCTACTGTTTCTACTAACCTAAATCTTGGTTCAGGATCTACGTCTGATACTGAAATTAATCCAGTTTATGGTATTAAAGCTACAAACAATAATAGATTTAGAGTAAAAATAAGTGGACAAACTAACCATGTTCATACTCCTAGTACAGACACTAGAGGAAATACTACTGTAGAAGATAATGTCTATTTTCTCCATAATCCTCATGGGTATGCTTACTATATTGATCCAAGTGATACTGGAGCGACAAAGGGTGGTGTTCAGTCTAATAGTAGTTGGTTGTTTATAGATCCTCGTAGAGCACGAAGTAACCTATCTACTACAACTATGCAGCGACGAGTTTATACTAGTGATGGCGGAAGAACTTCATTTCAGTTTACCGAAGATGATAATAATGATGTATCTACGTATCGCTTTAATAGAATCTATGGAAATAATACCGATTTTGTTGACATTCGTCCCGACTTTGTTAGTTCTAGCACCAGCGATGTTTTTAGAATTTATGATGCTAGTGCTGGTACTCCTGTAAGATTTGGTGTTCGCGGAAACGGAAAATGTACTTCTGTTTCTTCTTTTAACGGAACTGCATTTAATGTAAGTTCGGATGCTAATCTTAAAGACTATAACTTAGGTTTAACTAATCTTACTTCTCCCGAAGACTTAATTAAAAATCTTAATACTTTTGGACATTATAAGTTTTTAGCTGATGAAGAAGAGTTAGTTCACTATGGACCAACTGCACAAGATTTAGAAAGTGTAGGGTTAGATGTTGTTGTTCGTGATGATGAAAATGGAAACAAGCAGGTAGATTTAGGATCTCTTTGTGGTGTTCTTCTTGAAGCAGTAAAAAACCTTACTGCTCGTGTTGAAGAATTAGAATCACAGGGAGAATAATATGGCTTTAGGTGATATTGATACAACAAAACTTAATGCTTCTGGTATTATGTCTACCCGTAATTTCATGGACTTAACAGTTGGATCTTTTGAAGTTAAGAAACTATCTTATACAGAAGGTTGGTATGCAACTATTAATCAAGGAATTCTTTTAGGCTATGGTCTTCCTTCACAAGCAGATGCCCTAGCTTTATTGCATGGCGTTATGCTTCAAAAAAACGGAGGAGAAGCACAAGTAAATGCCGCCATCCAAGAAATGATTTCAAATAATCGTGGAGTTATTGAGTCTGATGTCACTGAGGTTATCCTTGATACTTTTAATCTTGGTGCAGACTTATGGCGATGGAGAGCCGGTAATGGTTGGTGGAATAATCTATCCACCGGAACATGGACCTCTACTAGTACAGATACAGGAACCTACCTTAAAATAGACCGAGGTAGCAGGATTCATAGAGAGTATATTATGTTTTCTGCTGATGATCCTGATGCAACAATTGGTGGAGTTTCTAATCCCTGGGTAAGGCTTACAGTTACTCCATCTACTGGAGGAACTCCTAAAGCATATAGAGGAGTTAATGCTGGCGCGGGTGACTCTGTGTGGTACTGGATAGATGATGAAGGAACTACAACTACTTTTACTACAGCTCAAATAGAAGCTGGTGGAACTTTTGGATGGGACCAAGCTGACTCAATTAAAATTGAAGTTGGCAAAGGATAATTTATGGAGAATAATTAATGCCAAGTATAACAATTGGCGGAACTAGTTATAATTACGATAGCCAAGCTAGAGCTATTGGAGGTACAGTTACGCATAAATTTAATCCAGCCCTATCCTTTAGTATTAGTAAATTTTCTGATACAAGATGGGCATTAAGGATTAATCGAACAGATCTTGTTGGTATTTATGAAAACAGATCTTATGCCTTAGGTGTTTTAGTTGGGCTATATACGTCTAACAATGGAAACGAAGCTAGCTTTAATCAGTGGATGAATAGCTCTATTACAAGTAGAGGAAGTACTATTGATGCTGAAGAGGTTGTATATGTTACTTATACGAAGGCTGAAGACTCAGCTACACCTTTAGCTAAACAACTTAGTCAGTCATGGTGGAATGCAAACTCGTCATACTCTATAGCAGAGTCTGTTACTTATGATCCTCTGGCAGGAGGTGGTACTTACCCACGAATCCGTCCAAGCACTGTAGGAAGCGAAGATCTTGTTCTAATTGATATTAGATTTGGAAACGATACAGACAGGGACAACTTTATTGCCGAGCTTGGAACTAATATTAAGATAAGAATGACAGTACAAAATAATGGTTCGACATACGTAGCAACGTCAAGAATTTTGTCTGTTTTGGAGACAGTGTACGGTGGTACAAATACAGGTGCTGATCCTACGAAAGATAACAATTCTAGTAACCTAAGAAGTCTTTCGATGTCATTTCTTCAAACTGACTTTTCTGGTGGAACTCCCACTCCCGATAACACAAATGGCTTTGGCCACAATCTTGGGTGGGATGCAAATATGGGCGTAGTCATTGAAATCTTTACTTCTTAAATAAAAAGTATAGATCTTTTAAACCTTAGGGCCGTCTGCTGCTGTTGCAGCTTGTGGAGCGAACGTCATAAGTTACGCCCTTCAGTGCAGCATGCCTCAGGGCAAGCAGCGTCGGAACTTCTCATAGTGGCGTTAGGGGTCCCTGTGTCCCCTAGCGCCTTTAATAAAGTTTAAGCATTTATTAATTTTCATTACGGGGGAATACAATGGAGCTTATTACTGACGAAAAAATTGTCGAATTATTGATGATGCTTGTTGGATCTTCTTTATTGGGTTTAGTTGGTTTTGTCTGGAAGATAAGTCACAAGGTTTCAGAAAACTCAAAAAGAATAGACAGTTTAATGAGCATGCAACAGAAAGATACAGAACAACTTAGGCGTGATATAGATATGATTATATCAAAGGTTGATAAACAAGGGGAGTGGGCTACCAGTAGAATGATGTCCATTGCAAAAGAAATGCCTAGATAAAGGATTATACTAATGAGTATGGAATTAATTTCAATGTTAGGAGGAGGACTTGCAGGTTTTATATTTAGATATATGGCAATGTCTGTTGAAAACCAGCAGAAAACTACAGAGATGCTTTTACAAAAACAAAAAGCAGCAGATGATTCAGCGGATAGGGCTGCTAATCGTGGCACCCATTTTGGTAGGCGGGTGCTCGTCTTTACCGTCCTCTGGGTCCTTGCAGTCGCCCCGTTTATCGGAGCCCTCGTCGGAGTTGATACGTGGGTTGAAAACGAACGAGCCCCTTGGGACCTCCTTGGAATTTTCTCGGGCGGCTGGACTAGACTACAGGGAATCATCGTGTTACCTGAGCTTCGCGCTGCTCTTCTTGCCGCCGTTGGTTTTTACCTTGGCGGTTCTTCCATTGC